GAAGGCTGGAAAGATAACTTAGCAGCTGCTGCAGTTGTTGGTGGATTAGCTGTTGCTGGAGGGAGTTTAATCGGTGCGCAAAAAGCTATTAATTCCAATACTATTCATATTGATGGTAAAGAATTTTACAAAAAGTCTGAGCCGGAAGATAAGTCAGAAGCTAAAATAAAAACTGATGACAAAGGAAATAAGTTTTATACGTGGTCAACTACAGCTGGGAATAAAACACACTATTGGTATTCTCCAGTTAATAAAAAGTAAATAAGTTACTCTAAAGTAATAAACAAAGCCCTCTAAATAGAGGGCTTTGTTACAATTAAACGTTGTACATTCGTCAGGTTACATGTTATAATAACTTATAAATTGATTAATCTGGAGCTATAATGTCAACAATGCAACTATTCGGTATTCAAGAAACTTATACTGGCTATTGGGTAACCTCAGCAAAATATGGAAGTCTTGGAGATTTCAATAAAGAAGTTTCAATCTTTGCTCAAGAAAAAAATGCTGAACAAGCAATTAAAGAAATTAATAAAAGTATAAAAATTCAAGCACTTGTAGAATCTGAAGAATCCGATGCATTAATATGGGGAACTCATATCAATCATGCATATCAACAGTTGTTTATAAGAAACATTTCTTTCAACGTAGTTCCCTTAAATGTTACTCCAGTGCAATAAAATTGTTACACTCTTTTAATGTACATTTCGTCAGGATCATGATATAATTACTTATAAATTGATTAAACGGAGTTAAAGTGGCTAAAGCTATTTATAAGAAGATGCATATTATTTATTTGTTAACAAATGTTATCACTTGTGAAACTTATATCGGAATGGCAGTTTGTGTAGATCGTTCTGGAAAAGAAACTTTAGCAGCTCGTTGGAGTCGTCACGTAGGTCGGGCAAAAAACCAAGGCAAAAATTGGGCACTTTGCAAATCAATCCGCAAATATGGAGCAGAAGTTTTCCACAAAGAGATAGTTACTTTTGTTCGTGGAAAAGCGGCAGCTCATACTCTTGAAACCGAAATGAAAAAGGCAGGGAAACCAACCCTGAATACAGCATGAACAATGTTTTACTTAAACAAGCCCTCGAAATAATTGCATCAATGACTCCACAACAAATTGTAGATTCTATGATTGAGTATGGGATTAAAGTCTCAACTGACACAGATGGAATTTTGCCAGAACCAGTTAAACAGCTTCCATTAACTCCTGAATTACTTCAAAAGTTAAAAGTTTTATCTCAAGGTGAATCTTTTTTCGATCGTACTGATAGTGAAGGAGATCCACTAACTCCTGACGATCTTGAATTAAATGCTGATGATATTTTTTCAACGGGATATGAATCTGGAGAAATTCAATTGGCACGCGAAATATTATTTCAATTAATGGGTGAGGAAGAATATGTTAAATTTGCCAGTAACTAAAGATGAACTTCGGCAGCTTCATTCCGGTATCGAATTTGCGAAGAAGTCTCTTTATGATACCGGAAGAAATGCAGTAGATGAAGCATTCGGCGCGGGATATTTCGAAAAGACTTTAAAGAATATGCTTGCACTTGAAGATAAATTAGTAAATGCATTTTATTCAAAAGACGACGAATAAGGATTTAAAATGTTAAACTTGACAAAAGATGAATTGCGAATGGTTCGTGAGGGAGTTAAACTCTCTATGGAAAATTTCCGTAATAATCAAGATAAGACAAGTGAGTCATTTGATCTGCTATATTTCGGACAGACATTAAACAAATTAAATTTGTTAGAAGAAAAAATAGCCACCGCATATTATGCACCTGGAAATAAAGAAGCTAAAGCTAAATCAGCAAATGTAGATTTACCAGCTTCTCCAGCAGCAAAAGCGTTAATTAAATATCACAAGACCCGCGAAGGATTTAATGTTAAGCAGGTTTTAACTGTTAAACAGGGAATGTTAATAGTCAAAACAAAACAGAAATTCCACAAAATCAGTAAGCGATTAAAATTCTTCGGAGTTCATACAACTCAACCACACCGCATGAAACAATATTTAGTTAACTCCGGGCAAAATACCTGTGTTAAATGTGGAGTAGTTGGAGATCATTTTAATCTCGAGCGACATAAAAATGCGGAATCCAATGCATACAATATTACTCTTTATGGCTGGAAGGGAGAGAAAGAAGTTGCAATGACATGGGATCATATTATTCCTGTTGCTCTTGGTGGTGCTGATTCAGTAGAAAATGCTCAATGTATGTGCAGCGATTGCAATGTGGAGAAGGGACACAATCTTTCCATATTTGATATTGCTAAAATAGTCACTGATCCAAATGTTCTTAAAATGTACAAATCGGAAAATGTTGCTAAGAAGCCAGGCATTGAAAAATTACTAGCCCAAATGAAACAGAATTTGAGTATGGAATGTAATCGCATCAAACATATGCCACCAATAAAGCAAGACAAAGTTCACCCATCAGTCGCAAGAATGGTAAAAGCATATTCATAATTAAGGTAGAATACTATGAGCAACAATCTTACTGCTTGGCTTTCAGCCATTAATGCTCCAGAACGAGCTCAACATTTAGTTGTATTTGCAAAGGAACACATTAGAAATTCTAGCGGGGTTAAAACTCTCGGTTCCTTTCTAAATTGCTTAAATGATAATGAATTAACAACTTTGAATTTCTTGCTTGAATTGGATTGTGCGCGCAAGGATATTGAAGAACTTATCACTTACACGCACGATAATGTTTTCTTTTGTCAAGAAGCCACAATGGAAGATACAATAAGTTACTTTAAATTAATTGCATCTTTGATAACAAGAAGTCGTCAATTAGGTGGAGATTATGTTATTAAAGATGAAACTGTTATAACATTTAAACCAGAAGGAGCTACCCAAGATACAGAACATTACTTTCTGTAAACATTCCTGTTACAATTCTTTTGAAAATAACTAAAATAACTGTGTACTTTATCAGGTTAACGTGTTATAATAACATATAAATTGATTAAACAGCTAAAGGAATAAACTATGAATGAAGCAATAATCTCCTTGGATTCTCGTTCAAACAAATGGACAGCAACATTTAATGGCAAGATTCTTGCTTCTTCTCCTAATAAAGAATATGTTATCAGCAACATAACTAATGGTCGATGCACAAAAGCCAATGCTGTAAAAGTTACTAAAGTTCGTGAGGTTGGTCAAACAACTTTGAATGCAGAAACTGGTAAAGTTGAAAATGTTGAACGCTTTAATATTAATGAGCGTTTCGAATTTCTTACAGATTTCGTAAACATGGTTGCTGATCGCACTTCTGCTTCATTAATAATTACAGGTGAAGGCGGTCTTGGAAAAACTTTTACAGTTAATCGTGCTTTGACCGATGCAGGTATGCAAAATACTGCAAAGCTGGTTGGATTTAGTTCAGATGATGGTTTAACTGCTGCACAATCTCGGACTTTGTATTCTGTTGTTAAAGGTTATTCCACGGCAAAAGGTTTGTATCGCACGTTATACGAAAATCGTAATCGCGTAATTATTTTTGATGATTGCGATTCAATTCTTAAAGATGATACTGCACTGAATATTCTCAAGGGTGCATTGGATTCTTATGACGAGCGGATTATTTCTTGGAATGCAGAAAGTTTCGGCAAAGATGATGATCTCCCACGTAGCTTTGCTTTTAAAGGTGGAGTTATTTTTATCTCTAATATGCCTTTATTCAAGATCGATAATGCAGTTCGCTCCCGTGCAATCTGTGTTGATGTGTCAATGACTCTGGATCAGAAAATTGAACGCATGACCCGCATTATCGATGACGAAGGATTCTTGCCAGAATATGAACGTTCTGCAAAAGTAATGGCTTTGGCTTTCATTAACAAAATGAAAAATGAAACAAAAGAAATGTCCCTTCGCACTTTGATTTCAGTTACAAAAGTTGCTGGACGCGGAGACAATTGGGAACGACGTGCAGAATATCTCTTGACTGCAGTTTAAGGAAACGAAAATGACTGAAGAATTTATATCCTTAGGTGCAAAATGCAAAGTCTGCGGGAAGACCCGTGGATTGCATCAAAGCAAAACAGCAATGTGTCCGACTGGATTAAAAACTCGTATAGGATATACTTCCTTCGGTCCAACAGTATTTGAATTGAAGCCAAGTTCGAAAAAAGAAATTGAAGCTGAAAAGAAACGGTTTAAAATATGACTTACCCTACTGAATTAATTGCCCAAGCCGAATATGAAATGAAAATTTTTGAGCGCTGCGGTAGTATTACGTGTCAAAATTTAATCAATGAAGTTAAGAAACTTCGTGCTACAATTGAGACAATAAAGCAAGCAAAAGTAGATGAGTATTTTCCAGGAGATACGAAACCGTTATTATCCAAATATGAAATTGAAAGTCGTTTACAGGCATTCTGGGATTCAAATGAGCAAGATTGGTCGGTGTTCAATGATGTTCCTGAATCACAGCAAGTAAGTGTGATGTACCCACATCGAATAAGTGCTCTCAATATTGATCCCGCGCACCTTGGTCCAAAAACAGAAGGAGGATTAACATGACTGAAGTTAAACTAATAACAGCTCAAGAGGCAAGAGAGCTAGTTCAATCTAGCGATGAACTTGTTTCTAAAATGCTTAATTGCATCAGTACTGAAATTTCTATTGCTTGTAAACTTGGAGCACGCTTTATCTATTTGGATAAAGCAATTGGTTCTCCAATTTTCCATGTCAATAATGAATCATTTAGGGCAAATGAACCTACTCCTATTCAGCAGCTTTATTTTGAAAAGTTGCAAGCTGCAGGATATCAAGTTAAAATGGATCAGCAAACTTATAAAGGTGGTGGTCTGGGTTGTATGGAAGAAAATCCTCCTGATGTTACTCGTTGGCATATTAAAGTTTCCTGGTAGAAAATTATGATAGACACTCACAAACTTATAGAATTTTGTTATGAAGCAAAATTGAATATCCAACCTAACCCAATGTTAATGAGCGATGAGCTTTTAGATTTCGCACAAATGATTGTTAAAGAATGTACCGGAATCATGCGTCAAAAATCAGTTGATGCACAACGCAACAACACTTATATGGGTGATGATGTTCCAACATCAGTACTTATTTCTGCTGTTGAAAAACACTTTAGGATTTCAAAATGAGTACTCATGCTGCAATTTGGATGCGAAATTCCGAAGGTACAGTTACAGGGATTTACTGTCACTATGATGGTTATCTTTCTCATGTTGGCAGAATACTTCAAGCTCATTATAATGATCCCGAGAAAGTAAAAGCTCTAATATCACTTGGCGACATTTCTTATTTGGGAAATACTTTAGAATCAAAAGCCGGGCAGCATGTGGATAATAACATCAACACGATAGTAGATAAAGATAGATACACATTAGCTTACGGAGAACGACCATCAGAAGCAGATGATGTAGAATCATTTATGAACGGTTGGAAAGAAGAATTTAATTATTTCTGGAATGGTAATGACTGGTTATTTTTTGACGATGTCAAATGGGTTTATTTAAGAAATGTATTGGCTGAGGAGAATATTATGGTATGGCAAGATGACATGGTAGTTGAGCAACAATCAACTGCAGGTTGGAGTGACAAGAAAATTGAAGTTCGGCTTTCAAATGAAGAAGTTTCAGATCTTCATAAGCATGAAATCCTGGATCGTATTTCTGTTATTAATCATTTGTTTAATGACGTTGTTATGGATCACCCAGCAGCAAAATTGCTCACTCAAGATAAGCTTGAATTAGTTGGGAAAGCTTTGGCTGATCTTTATCAAGATGCTGGTAACATGCGCTTTGAAGAGAAGCCGTTATGTTAATGCTAACAGTAATTTACAATGGTTCTCAAAACCAAGAACCAGTTCTTTTAACTGGAAAGGATATGAGAGTTATTGGCGCAAAAGAAGTTGATGAAGTTTTGTTATTAGCTCTAGGAGATAAGTTACTAGAAGAAAACATTATTTCTGCATATCAATTAGTTCAACATGTAGGAATGCCAGTAACTAAAATTCTTGCGGGTCTTGAAGAATCTGAGTGACACCCAGATGAACCCAGAGATGATTTCACTCTCTATTAAGATAGTTAATCATCTCTGATGAAGAAACACCTCTGAATAGTTACTTTCTATTAACATTTCTGTTACAATTCTTTTGAAAATAACTAAAATAACTGTGTACATACGTCAGGTTGCATGATATAATTACTTATAAATTGATAAAACGACTAAGGAAAATATCAAATGGATGCAACATTATGGGATAGATACCAAATGTACGTCGCAAGAATGCAGGGTTCAGATGAATATATTCTAACATATGATGAGTGGCTTGAATGCCCGTAGTTATTTCAGTTACAAATTATTTTATTAAAAATTAAAGGAATTAAAATTATGTTACAAAATATCGCTCACATTGCTTCTCTCCCATATCGCCCAAATGATTCCATCATCATGGAAATGCTGCGTCGCATCGAACGCAAATTACCAAAAGGCATGAAAGTTGATAGCAAGAATTTTCAGCAATCTGTTTTGGATGCTGGAAAAGCTGTTGATGCAGAAGGTGACATGGCAATTCTTTCTTTAGTTCGCCAAATTTCTGCTCCTGAACCAGAAAAAGTGTTGAAGATTAAATCTTCTCCTAAAGGTGCTCGTATTGAAATCGCGGCTGCTGATGGAGTTCGTTATTCTTTCGGCCCAATTTGGAATGTTTCTGTCAACAAAGGCAAAGGTATTGCATATGCTGAATGCAATCGCAACAAATTGAATCATCAAGGGTTGATGATGGGTATCAAAGATCCAGCAGATATGGATGTCCAAGTATTGGGTAAAGCAATTGCTGAAGCTTTAGTTATTCAGGGCTGATATGCAGGATAAAATTTTTATCCCTAAAGGTGCTCTAAAGAAGCAACAACCCGATAATGTTGTTGCTTCTAATTTAATAGAGCTCCGCGATAGTCTTCAGCATAGGGCTTTCTATGAAAATGGAACATGCAAAAATACAGATATTGCTGAAATAGTTTTCAAAATTAATTCTTGTCTCTATCTTCAGAATCCAAGATTTTAAATTCAATGGTCGGATTTTTAAATTTTCTAAGTAATGGAATTTTAAAAATCCGATCTAGTGGTTTTACGTCACCCAAATATTCCTCTTCTACTCTGTCCTTAAACATCTCTCCATAATGTGCTTCGATGTTATCAAGTGCTTCTTGATCATTGTCACGTATTTCTAAATCAAATCCGCCAATTGTAAATTGAACAATTTTCCGCTCGAAGAGTGGCATTGTGTTGTTCAATTTTTCTAATGTAGGCCAAAATGAAAATGCTAATTCTTCATTCTCTAAAAAGAAAAATGGTATTATGCTTTTCTTAGATTTAAATGCATATCTGTATAACCCAAGATTATCATAATTTATTGCCGGTACTTCTAAATCTAGAATTGAACCACTCATTATAATAGTTCCATCTTCAATAGAAGACATCATTTTTATTTTTGCGCATAATTGAGGACTTGTAACTCTAAAGCTATTGGCCCAATGAACGCATTCAAATTCGAAGAATTTTTTAAGATCGAAAAAATGTGGCACTATATTAATACGCAATTTTTTAGCAAGCGCTTTTATTGATTTACCATATCCACTTGGTGTCTCATCTGTAAAATATGGTTGCATTACAGTAAAGCGAACATTCGCTTGTGACCATGCATAAATCATAGCTTGATCACAAATAGAAGATCCTATTAATAAAGTATATGGCGCAGGGTAATTTTTAACTATATTCTTAACGGTTTTAATTGCGGTATCAATAGGCAATATGCTGCTATCATACTTCGGATTAAGCTGAATAGTAATTTTATTATTATGTACATCTAATTTTTGATTCATCCACTTCATTATTCACCACGTTATTGATTATTGATCAGAAGAAATATATCTTATGATTCTAATATAAAATAAATGTGAGTATGATTATTAAGATCTGATTATTTATTTATATGCATTTTGAAAAATCGAGATCGATAAATTAATAAATATTAGTAATATTATTTCAAAGTAACTATTATGATTCTTATAATTTGTATGGCTGGCTTAAACACTAGATTCCATGATGTTGGAGTTGACTGCCCAAAATATTTGTTACCATGGGGTAACGAATCTATTATAACTGAAATTCTTGAACAATTAACAAAGGATTATAATTTTAAAGAAATTATGCTCCTAGCTAATAAACGAGACAGTTACTTCAAACATAAACTTCGATTAGCAACAGATAAATTTGGTGTGAATATCTACTATATTGGTGATACACACGGTCAAGCTGAGACTGCAGCAATTGCAGCAAAAATGACAGAATTGGATTGCCCGATATTATTTCATAATGCAGACACTATCATCTCTGATAGAAGTATGAAGGGTATACAAGAATTTCTAATTAGAAATGACGCTTACATTGATACATTCTATGCTGATAATCCTGCATATTGCTATGTAAATGTTGATCATGAAAAGATAATATCAATAGATGAAAAGAAAACTATTACTGGAATAGCAAGTTCGGGTTTATATGGTTTTAAGTCGGCTAAAGAATATCTTAAAGCATATGATCAGACTGTTAAATTTGCTTCTTCTGAAACATATATTTCAGATGTGTTACAAACAATACTTAAAAATGGCGGGTCAATTGCTATTAATGAAAGAATTCACAGTCAATCATTTTTTAAAAATAGGGCAGCCACTAAAGTAATAGGTAGTCCTAAAGAATACTGGGAAGCAATAAATGAAATCAACTAAACTAAAAGGTGGATCACTCAGTGCAACATGGCTGTGTGAGTCTCGTAATTTAAAATTTGTTAGGAAATCCGTAAAATTAAATGAGAATAGAGAATATGGATTTATGAGATGGTATTCGCAATTAAAAAAGATGCAACGATTATACACTGCACACCCAAAATTGCTTCCTAAAATATTAAAAGTTGCATATCAAGATGATACTGCGTATTTCGATATGGAATACTTAGAAGGATTTACAGATGTTAAGAGTCTCTTGAGAGACGATTCACTTTCACCAACTCAGCTTCATCAAATGCATGATGCATTATGGAGAGCATTTGACACAATACATGCACGCGAAATGGTTCCACTACCATCAAGTATGAGACTGTATTATAAGGAAGAAGTAAAACAGAAACTTGATGACGCAATGCTCAATAAGGAATTTGCTGAGTTTGCAAACATGCAGTCATTTTATTATATGGGTCAAGAAGTTTTTAATATCAGCAATTATTTAGAACTACTAAATGGATTTTTAAATTTATCATTAATAGCAACTGAAGAAACGATTCACGGTAATCCCACATTAGAAAATGTTATGTATTCGCCATACGAAAATAGAGTGGTGTTTATCGATCTTTATGAAGAAAGTATTATTGATTCTAAGTTATTAGATTATGCACAAGTACTCCAATGTTCAAGCAGCAGATATGGAATTATTAATGACGGTGATGTTTTTATAGATGGAGATAATCAAGATCATTTATATTTAGACCACAATTCTAAAATTTCCGATTCATTGTTAATATTTAATACTTATTTTGTTGGTGAATTACACAGACGAAATGTTGATATGAAACTTGTTCGCGCTTTAGAAGCTACGCAATTTATACGAATGTTGCCTTTTAAAATTCTAGCTGGTGATATTGATAAAGCAAAATTCTTTTATGTTCATGCATGCAAATTATTAGGAGACATTTTTGATGTTGAATGAAATAAACAATTTTAAGAAGACATGGAATGTCAAAGCAGAATTGCCTATTGAATTTAATGTTCAATATTCCAGCAATATTTTTAATACCAATAACCATGACTTGATAAGCTATGGGGATTCCGCACGCCGCATTGTTGTCATAGATAAAAATGTGTATGACTTATATGGCAATCAAATGGAGACATACTTCTCAACATTGAAAGTTGAACTACTTCTTTATGTTGTAGATGTATCTGAGGAAACAAAGAACTGGGAAAATACAGATAACATACTTAAATTTTTCGAGAAGAGCGGAATTTTAAGAAGGGCTGAACCAGTAATAGCAATTGGTGGTGGCGTATTATTGGATCTTGTTGGTTTTTGCGCTAGCATTTATCGACGAGGAATTCCATACATAAAAATTCCAACAACATTATTATCTATTGTTGATGCATCAGTCGGCGTAAAGGTCGGTGCTAATCATTTGGGCAGGCGTAATAGAATTGGTGCATACTATCCGCCAATAGTTTCTTTATTAGATAAAAAGTTTATCAATACTCAAAACACTAGAGAGATTGTTAATGGTATTGCTGAAATTTTTAAACTTGCTCTTATTAAAGATGCTGAATTGTTTTCATTGTTGGAAGAAAATTATGAACAGCTAATTCAAGAGAAGTTTCAATATGGTGCTGTGCCAGTTAGAGTTATTAATCTTGCTATTAATGGAATGATTGAAGAGCTTGCTCCTAATTTATGGGAGAAGAAGTTAGATAGATGTGTCGACTTCGGACATTCATTCAGTCCAGTAATTGAAATGAAAAATGTAACAGAATTATGTCATGGAGAAGCTGTAGTATTAGATTGTTTACTGAGCTCGTGTATAGCATATTCAAAGCAATTCATAACCATTAATACACTACAGCGAATTTTTGATACTGCTAAGAATCTACAGCTTCAAACATATCATGAAGATTTTACTAACTTTGATCTGCTAAAGTCAGCTTTATCTGATACCATGAAACATAGAAATAATAATCAATATCTTCCATTGCCTATTGGTATAGGCAATTATGTAATCGCTAATGATGTTACAGATAAACAAATTTTAGAAGGCATACATTACTACAAAGGAATGAATAATGTCCAGTAAATTAGCAGTAGTAACTGGTGCAAGCCGCGGGGTTGGATATGCTGTAGCAGAAAGTCTATTAAAGCAAGGCTGGATTGTTATAGGCTTATCTAGAAGCCCATGCCATCTTGATATAGAATATCCTAAGTTTGTTCCAATTCAATGCAACATAACAGAAAAGACAGATGTGAAGCGTGCATTTATGAAACTAGAAAATGCTAAAATAGATCTTCTAGTAAATTGTGCATCAATTTTTAATATGCAACCATTTGGGGTATCTGCAGATACGCACAGTATCATTAATACAAACGTAATTGGAACTATTGATGTGACTGGTGAAGCTCTATCATTAATGAATACTAATAGCAGAATAATCTTCATCAATTCTGTTGCGGGTTTAGAAGAGCTAGAAAATCAAGCTTTGTATTGCGCATCTAAGTGGGCAATAACAGGTTTTGCAGGTGTTCTGGGTAAAGAACTCAGATCTAAAAAAATTAAAGTAACAAGCATTCATCCAGGTGGAATTAATACTTCTTTATGGAATGAAGGAAATCCATATCCAGTGGGAGATGTTACTAAAGCACTTCAAACTTCGGATATAGTGGATGCAATAAATTATATCCTGTCATGTCCTGACTATGTTGAAGTTAAAACTCTTAAATTATTTCCCGATATTGAGTGGCATTAATAGTTTACTTCTAATGCCATACATTATATAATTAAATATGACAATATTTTTCACATCAGATCTCCATTACCACCACAAGAATGTAATTCGTTTTTGCAATCGCCCATATTCTTCTGTTGAGGAAATGAATAAGGCTTTAATCGACAATCATAATAAAGTTGTCGGTCATGATGACACAACTTATTTCTTAGGTGACTTATTTTTCTGTCAAATGGGAGAAGCAATTTCAATCATGAGCAGACTGAACGGTAAGAAGAGATTAATCCTTGGCAATCATGACAAGGTTATTCGAAATAATAAATTATTACAAAATCAATTTGAAATAATCTATCAAGATTTATATCAAGAAACTATTGATGGGATACATGTCGTGATGTGTCACTATCCATTACTATCTTGGAATAAAGCATCTCATGGGGCATTCATGCTATATGGACATGCGCATAATAATATTCCATTTGATCCTCTATATCGAAGATTGGATATCGGAGTAGATGCACAAAATTATGCACCTATATCGTGGGAAGAAATAAAGCGTAAGCTTGAAAAAGTCACTCCTAAAGATTCTCGTGGAAGAGAATCAGGAGAGTATTGAATCCAAATTACTAAAGAATGTTTGCGTTTTAGAATGCAAGTTATCTGGGAGATCAGTTAGCTTGTAATTTTTAACTGCACTAATTTCAGATGACGGTAATACTTTATCAGATCCAGATATTTTAGCACTAAAATAAGTTGCTGTTCCAATCTCAGCTATCTGCTTTAAAGAAGAAGGATCAATTTTATATCCCGTTTCTTCTTCTAATTCTCTAACTGCTGCATCTTTAGCAGACTCACCAATATCAACATGCCCACCGAAAAAATTCCATTGATTTGGATTATTTGATGATGGTGATCTCTTACCTAGAATAATCTTATTTCCATTATGGAGAATAACCCATGCAGTATTCTTAGTTCTATTTGGTGTAGCTTTCTCAAAGAGTTCTTGTAATTTCATTTTGTGTTAAATATCCTATATTTTGATGGCAGATGTCCAGAAGGAACATTTCCCCAGAGCCAAAGTGATTTTAATTTTGCTGTTGGAACTGGATTTCCTTTACCATCCATTTTGTAAAGTTCACCATCATTCTTTAATACTTTAGAGACGTGGGCTATCTGTCTGTACATCCAATTTACTTCTTCAGTTGACCATTCGCCCAGAGGTTTGGCTCTCATTCTTAAAATATTTCTAAGAGCTCCTTTATGTGGTTTTGAACCGATCTTCTTCTTAACATCCTTCTTTGATAATCCAGTGCTCTTGCCTTCACCTTGATCTAAAAATGAATGCACTGTTGTGCTCGACATATTAATGAGCTTCTTCCATCTATTATAATCAGTGCGCAACTGTAATGGATCTTTTTTAGCTTCAGTTAAAAGTTCGTATACTTTCATTTTATTTCTATCCCAAGTAATTCTAAAACTTCTATCATAAATTCATGATCTTTATCTTCCGAGTGAGCCCAAGGACGGACATATTTTAATCCAATATAACCAGAACCCGTTATAAGAATATCTTCATATCTCAAGTCAATAACTTGTGCAAGATTATCAGCATCATTAAATCTTTTTGGTTCAAGGCGTTTTAAAGCTCCAGCGGTAATAGATATTTTTTCATCCATATCATCAGTTTTATCTATTACTTTTTTAATTTTATCAAGATAATTATAAACATAATCATCTTTTACATTTTCAAATATAGTAGCATCCCAACCATCTTTTACGAATATAATATATGAGTTACCCCAGTCACGAGCAGTAGATTCACTAGTTGTGCAGAAAATAGAATTGCCTCTTTTGGCTTTTAATTCTAACGTATCCATAGCAGCATCAATTATTTTCTGAAAATCTTGATTAAGAAAGACTGGTTTTCTATCCGGTCTAATATCTGCTGTTATTAAAAGTTGTCCATATCCTTTTATTTTTTCAGACTCCTTTACCCCGCGATAAATAAATTCTCCAGTTTCTTGGTATGCTTCTACAAATTTAGAACAATGACTTTCAATTAAATCAGCTGCATGCTGAGCAGATTGAACTGCCTCGGCATTAAGCGATTTTTTCGGTTCAGTCAATGACCTAGCTTTAAATTTATCAACAGTTTTAAATTTATCTAGAATTTCGAATACTTTCATTATATCTCGCTCGATAATTATTTAACAAATTTCTTAAATGAATCTGGTAGTCTATTATTTTCATTCTTAAATGGCAATTCTATTTCCAGCATATCATCTCTAGTAAATTTTATTTTACTTGGGTCTACAATATCCGATAGAATAGGGAGCTTTTTGACTTCCTGTCTTATTACTGTTTTTACTTTCTCTTTTAGATTAGATGACATTGGATCTGTAGTACCATAAAACCATAATAGCGGATGCAATGAAAGTTTTGAATAATCAAAATCGGTTCTAAACCAATCTGGTTCAAGTTTGACTAGTCTATCAAGAACATTCTGTCCTAATTCGATTATTGCTTGCGAAATTTGCTTTTCGTTTGCTGCTTCATTAGCACTTTCGATTAATTCGTAGATTTTCATTATCTTCCTAATAATAGTTATATAAGTATTAACTTAATTGATTAAATATTTATAGGATTGTTACACTTTAACTGTGTACTTGTCCTGACAAGTATGATATAATAACTTATAAATTGATTAAACGAGGTAATTAAAATGCATTCTGCTTTATTTTTAATTTTCTGGTCTGCTTGGATGTTACTTGCAATATTTGCTTTTGTAAAATTATCATGAAAACACTTGATGTCATGTCAGATAAAATGCAGGAATATCCTTATGTTGTGTATTGGATATCGGTTTTTGATGGTTCAGTTACAGATAGAGGTCACACAACTTCAGCATTGAAATCCGATTTTTCTGCATTTGCTACTTATCAAGAAGCAGATAAGTTTAAAATAAAAATGGAAGAATTGAAGGAAATTAAAGCAACGTACAGAAGTAGAGTTGTTTTTCAAGTCTCTCAAATAGAAAGTATAAAATGATTAAAACTCCGTATCTCATCCAGCGCGGCACCATTCGTACTCCAATGGATTTAAATTCTCGGTTATCTCAAGCTGTTAATTTTGATTACATGGGTTCAGCTGAATTTGAATGGGGCGCTTTGCCTAAATCATTCCGTGAAATTGAAAAGAATGCAGATAATTTTATCTGCAGATATGTTACGGATATCAACGATCAAGGTGGAAATGTTCTTAAGGTTTGGTCTTATTTTAGTGACATCGAATTTGCTAAATATGAAGTCTATTTAAAAACGTTGCGAAATCCATCAAGCGTTAAATCTGAAGAAAGAATTCATACTAAAGAATATACTGGTTTTGAATCTGGTGCAGCACAATTTAGAAATGAAAGAACTAATTTTTGGTGGGATATTGAAAATCAAATTATGTTTGGCTTTGATCAAGATTTTATGCCAAAAGTTGCACACTTTGTAGCTAACAGCTTAGACTATATGAATGAGCAGAAAGCAAATCAATAATGGAACTTCTCCAAGAGACTAGTGAATGGAGTACTTATACTCCTAATCACATTTATATTTTTGATGGCAGTACTACAAAAATTGCCGGCTATATTAAACTTGGAACTTTAACAGCAGTTCGGTTTTCTAAGCCAATGGTTTTTAATAAGCGCTACAGAACATTTTGCAAAATCAAGCCAAAAGGTTTTGATTTATCAGCATTCAAAACGAAAGAATAATATGTCTGAATTCAAAGATATTGTTGGCAATACTATCAAACTTGGTGATGTCGTTGCCACCAATCATGTTCATTATCGTGATCGTTTATTTCTGTGCACTGTTATAGGTTTCACTGCTCAGAAAATTAAACTTTTACCTGCTCAAGGTCAACATTCTTGGGGTAATGATGCCACATTAAGAACACCAGAGCAATGTATTGTAACTAAGAAAGATTAATATGACGACTCCTACATTCAAACGCGGAACTTTATTGGCTTCAATGCTCGTACTTGCTACTAACAGTCATGCTGGTCAATTCGATAAAGGCGGTGCGCCATACATTCTCCACCCGCTGAAAGTTATGTATTTGTTAAAATCTACAGATGAAGAACTTATGTGCATTGCTTTGGGCCATGATATTGTAGAAGATTGCGGAGTTACATGGGAAGATCTGCGGGCTGTTGGTATGACTGAGCGTGTTGTTGAAGGCATTCGATGCATGACTAAAATCCCCGGAGAAACATATGACGAATATAAAGCCAAAGTTAAGTCTAACCCAGATTCTATCAAAGTTAAAAAATGCGATCTTCGTCATAACACTGATCTTCGTCGGCTAAAAGGTGTAACAGCAAAAGATATGGCCCGCATAGAAAAGTATTCAAATTTCTATGTTGAATTAAACTCTTTAGAAGGTTAAGATTATGTTCGCATTTAGAGAAGTTATGATTATGGATATTTGCAGCATGATTGGAAACCCAGAACAAAAGCTAGCTAATAGTATGCGCTGGAAAAAGGTTGCCCATTGGTTAGCAGATAGAATGATTTCTGCACAGCCAAAAAATAAACTAGCAACAATGCTTACACTTCAGCATTTTATAAACGAACAAGAATTATTTTCAGATGAATCAATCTATGCGTTGTTCGGATTAGTTCACACACAATATTGCAAACAAATGTAAGGAAGAAAAATGGAAACAATTAAAGTTATTGAATATGTAAAATCTCCAAAAGTATCTACTTACGGTTATGTATTGCCTGGGATTGAAAGTGTCACACGGACTTATGATGTCTATTATTATGATGACATAAATGCTCTTGAGTGTGCGCTGAAAGCTATACCTGAGATTCAAAAATCATTTGACACTCTATCCCGCGAATACAAAATGCTCCTTGAATATGTTACGATCAGTTATGCTGATTGGACAGAGAAATACAACAGTATTCCTGCTTGGCGCCGGTGGATTGCAGTAAAAGCCCCATTAGTTGAGGATTATGAACCTCTAAAAGAAGCTAAATTCAAAATGACATTGATTGGTACTTTGTTAACTGAAGCTAGTGATTTAAAATATCGTGTTGATAATATTCAGATTTATACTAAACCCGATTCAAAGCCAGCCCCGACTGAAAAATTTAAATTTGAAGATCATGCAGATTTAGTAGATCGTCTTAATAAATTCAGACATCTTGGTGTAGATTTCTTCTTTACTGGTATGTGAGTTTACATCAGGTCGTAAGTATGTTATAATTATCATACAACATCAATACAATAGGCAAACTAATGGTAAAGCAAAAAACAATTGAAGAAAAATTCAAAAAATTAAACGAGGTGGAGCATGTATTGCTCCGCCCAGGTCGTTATATTGGTTCTATTACTCCACATACCGAAGTAGCTCATGTCTATGATCAAGTAGCTAAGAAGATGGTAAAGGAAGAAGTAACTTATAACCCAGGTTTCTTGAAACTCTTCGACGAAGTTATTTCTAATTCAATCGATCATTCAAAACGACCAGAAGGAAAAGCTTTAGATATTATTCGCATTGATTTTGATCAAGCGAAGGGCGAAATTTCTATCTACGATAATGGTGGTATTCCTGTTTTAAAACACAAGGAATATAATCAGTGGATTCCTGAAATGATTTTTGAACTTCGCGCCGGTTCAAACTTTGATGACGATGACCAAGCAATGCTTACAGGTCAAAATGGTGAGGGTGCAGCTCTTACCAACATTTTCTCTAACAAGTTTGTAGTTGAAACTTGTGATGGCAAAAATAAATTCAAAATGGTATTTGAGAATAATTCTCAGAACCGTCATGAAGCAAAAGTTACTCCTGCTGAAGGTGCAAAAGGTTTTACTCGTATTACTTATTCTCCAGATTTCGAAAAGCTTGGATGCGAATTTACAGATGATAATCTGAAAATGCTGCTAAAGCGAGTAGTTGATGTGGCTGGTTTAAATACAAACCTAAAAGTATATTGGGATGGTGAACGTATTCCTACTCGTTCTTTTAAGGACTATGTTGAGCTGTACACTGGTGCTGATGGTGATTATGCGTATGATGAAACAGAAAATTGGAAAGTTGCTGTTTGCGCGTCAGAAGATGGATTCCAACATGTCTCATTTGTGAATGGTACTAACACTAAAGAAGGTGGTACACATATTCTTTATGCTGGTATGCAGATATGGGAACGCATTCGCGAATACATTAAAAAGAAAAACAAGATTGATATTAAGCCATCTGAATTGCGCCAGCATATGATGCTGTTTATTGATTGTTCGATGGTCAATCCACGTTACTCTTCTCAAACAAAAGAAAATCTTATTACTGAAGTTAAGGATTATAAAACATCCTATGAAGTTACTGATAAGATGATTAACAAGATTGTAAAATCTTCAATCATTCAATCTATTCTCGATTGGGCACAAGCAAAAGCTCTTCAAGAAGAAATGAAAGAATTGCGCAAGATGAATAAGGATGCAGCTAAAACTGATCCTAAGCGTGTTGATAAATTCTCTGATGCTATTGAAAAGAAAGAACGGTCTAAGTGCGAATTGTATTTGGCTGAGGGTGATTCAGCTAGAAAATCTATTCAAGAAGTTCGCGGTAAGAATCCATATATTGGATCTTATGCACTTCGTGGCAAGCTATTAAATGTTACTGATTGCAAAACAGAAGATATTCTGGGCAACAATGAAATCGCAAACTTGTTAACAATTATCGGTTTAAAAATCGGTGAGAAAGTTAAGAGTGTAGATGAACTGCGATTTGGTAAAATTGTTATGATGACAGATCAGGATTTGGATGGACATCACATCTCATCTTTGCTGTTTAATTTCTTTGCTAAATTCTGGCCAGAGCTGTTTGATCTTGGCGTCATCTATAAGTTAACAACTCCTCTGGTTATTGCTAAAACAAAAACTGAAGAGTTTGAATTTACCGATGATATTGAATTTGAAACTTGGGCTAAGAAAGCTCCCAAGTTTACTTTTGAGCGTTTTAAAGGTCTTGGAACATTTACTTCTAGTGAGTTCGGAAAAATTATCAGTAAGCGCGAATTGTATCTCACAAAGATTGATAAACTTGAATCAAAAGATTTTGCTGCAATCAATTTAGCTTTCTCAGGTTCAGAAGCAGATGCTCGAAAAGAATGGTTGAATGGTGCTTCGTATTTCCACGAGTACGATTAAGATTACTTTTATCTGATTACGTGATATAATATTAAAATTAATGGATGAAACTATGAAACCAGCTAAAGCGTCAAAAGCAGTCGCACAAGAAACAAACTTCACTCTCGGTAAAACAGCATCAACGGATGTATTTTCATTCTTTGATTCTCATTTAAAACTTTACTCAGCTCATTCAAATGTCCGAGGAATTCCTTTCCTCGGAGATGGATTTAAACAAGCCCAACGAAAAGCTGTTTGGGGTATGGTTGCTCGTGGAGAAAATTCAGGTAAAAATACAGTTGAACGTATTGCTGCAGCTTGCGCATCTGATACCGATTACCACCACGGTGTTGGTTCTTTGGAAGGTACTATTGTTGGTCTTGCACAAGATTTTGCTGGCTCGAACAACATGAATCTTTTATGTCCTGAGGGTCAGTTTGGTTCTCGACTTGATAAGAAACCATCTGCTTCTCGATACATTAAAACACAACTGCACGAAAATTTTAGAAAGCTGTATCGTAAAGATGACGATGCTATTATGGAATTTAATTATTCTAATGGCGATAAAATTGAACCTAAGTTCTTTATTCCTATTCTACCAACAGTGCTGATTAATGGTGCACAAGGTATGGGTACTGGACATGCAACGATGATCTTCAGTTATAATCCTTCTGAGATCAAAGATGCAGTATTGAAATTACTTAGCGGAAAGAAATTAACTAATTACGATTTAACTCCTTGGTTCACAGGATTTAAAGGCGAAGTTGAACGTGATAAAACAACAGGTCAAGTGTCAACAAAAGGTAAATTAACGGTTGTGAATTCTACAACTATTAAAATTACTGAATTGCCAGTTGGTATGGAGTCAGATCCATTTGAATCAAAACTATTCAAGCTGCAAGATAAAGGTTTGATTACTGATTTTGATAATCAATGGGATGATGGTTTTGATATCACTGTTAAAGTTCCGCGTTCTACCACAACTAAATCTGAAGAAGAACTTTATAAGATGTTCAGTTTAGTTTCAAAAGATTCTGAAAACTTTACCGTGTGGAGTACAAATGGTCATATTAAAAAGTTTGAAGCTCCAGAAGAAATGATTTCCGAGTTCGTGAATTGGCGCCTTACTATGTATGAAGCCCGTTTACAGAAACAAATTGAAAGTGCAAATGAATCTATTGTTTGGTCCTCAATGAAAATTCGGTTCATTAAATTTTATCTTAAAAATATTATGTTGTTTAAAAATTCTGGTAAAAAGGAATTGATTGCAATGTTGATTGAGAATGATTTTTCTGAATATGATCGTCTGCTTAGCATGAGCATTTGGAATCTAACTAAAGATAAAATTGCTGAGTTAGAAAAGGAATTAGATGAATATAAAGCGGTGCTGAAATCTTTGGAAGAAGATTCAGCTAATGAAATGTACAAAAGAGAACTGAAAGATTTTAGATACGCATCATGATTATTTTACTTTACATTATATTGTTTCTTGTTGTTTGGTTAGTTGCTAGTTTTGCATATGTGTTTTCTCACATAGGCGAACCAGATAGAAGAGTGACTAAGACTCGAAGATTTTTCGAGCGCACCTTTTGCTTTCCATTATTGGCTGCATCGTATATTTTTGATAAATTGAGAAAATAATGGATTCCCCAGCAAAGCCCAAAATTAAACCTACTGTTTACTTAAGCAAGTTAGCTGATTTAAGTGCTCATCCGGAAATTAACTTTGTTGTTATAACTGATTCGTCATTGCGCTATGATGATGGATATGGTTCTTCAAACAATCCAAGTACATCAACACTTAATTATTTAAGTTTAATGGGTTTAGAAGATGAGGAATCCGTTAAAGCATGGATTAGATCCAATATGGATACGAAATACTCGAGTGTTAAGGAATATAAAATCTTTAAAGTTTCTCCTGTTCAAATAATGACTGAGGTATCAATTTCAGTTTCAATGTCTTAATTGGAAATAAAATGAATGATAAATCTGCAGTAGAGAAGCATATTACTGCTCTAGGTGTTCACCTGGCATCAATTAGCGATCTGAGAAATAACAAAAATGTTAATTTCATTGTGTTAGAAGATGAATCAATGCGATATGAAAATGATATTTCATATCAGGACACTATGAATCAACCTCAATTCGAACATAGAAAATTTATGTCAATGCGCGGATTTGAAACTCATGATCAAGCACTAACATGGGTAAAAGAAAATATTAATCGTCATCGTGGCACCTCTTCAGTAGATTTTCAGGTTATAAGAGTAAGTCAAATGATGGTAAATATTTCATTAACGTAAGGCAAAATAAAATGCTGTTATCAAGAATACAAATTGCTAATGATATTGGAAACATGAAAGACAAGATTACAGCTTGCATCTTTCCACCATTTACAGCAAATTTAGAATTTACTTATCATTTTTACGATAATGTACCCATAGAAGAAGACAATTTTAGCAAAATTTTATTCACTTATATTGAATTTGCTATTGGTGATGGGACCCTTGCCGATTTTATTGCTCAACTAAGTCGTATTCAATCTGTTATACCTGGCGATGCACAAATAACCACAGTTAATGGTTATGAAATGGTTAAAATTATCTTCTCGAAAGAATATAAATGAATGCAAAAGATGCTAGAGATGTTTTAGGTTTAGGTCCTACTGGGAGTCCAGTTGAAATTAAGAAGGCATATCAGCGTCTTGCAATGATTCATCATCCAGATCGTCCAAATGGAAGTGATATAAAATTTAAAAAGATCAATGAAGCATATAATGTTTTAAACAATATTTTTAATAACACGTACTATGATAATACGCCTATTATCATGTTGCCTATTTCCATCTTAGAAGCTTTTACTGGTTGTATAAAGACTGTAACTATTGATGGCCGTGATGTTGATGTCTGTATCCCAGAGGGATCCTTAAGTAATGATCGCATTGAGTCTTCTGATGCTGTTACAATTATAGTCATGATTCATTCTGATTTCACTATTGATTTAGGAACAAATGGTGATAATACTCGTGGTGATGTAACTAAGACTGTTATAGTATCTCCATTCTTAATGATGACTGGCGGATTTATAGATGTAGAAATGCTAGATGGTTTTAAAGTTAAAGTTCGTGTACCTGAAGGATTAGCATCTAATTCATTATTAAAAGTGTCTAGACGCGGTTATTTTAGAGGATATGCTTGTGAAGATCGCGGAGATTGCTATCTTAGAATAGTTCCAGAGATTAAAAAGCTAAATGAATTTACTGACAAAGAGCTTTTCAATTTTGAACAAGCTTTAATGATCGCCAGAACCGGCGGACTAGATGAATAGTTTTGAAGCGAGAAAAATATTAAATGTAGATAAAAATGCTACTGATGAAGAGCTAAAGAAAGCATATCGTCGATGCGCAATGGACTTCCATCCCGATAGACCAAATGGGGATGCAGTAAAATTTAGAAATGCAAAAGGTGCATATGATTTTCTTTTAGATAATAAAGATGTAAAAGAAGAAGCACAATATTCTTGGACTCAAGAAAGTAAACCATCTCCATCACCAGGATTTAAACGTGGCAAACGCCCAAAGCTAGATGATTTAGATGATAGTGGATGGATGGGCAGTGGCGATTTCGCAAAGAGCTACAAGTCCAATAGTCAAGGATTTAATGCACCAAGTACCTGTAAAGAATATGTAGACATTTCATTAGATGAAGCATTTCGTGGTACAAATTTTAAGAAAACCGAAATATTAGATTCAAATGGATCTAACATTATAATCAATATTCCACGTGGGGTAAAGGAAGGTGATTATTTATCTGAAGTTGTAGTTGGCCGTAATGGTCATATGTCTCAGACTAAATTTATGTTCTATGCGAGAATAGTAAGTAGTTTTAATATCACATTCGAGCATGCTAATAAATTGTTAAATGGTGATATTGAAAAAGACTTAGAGATTTCTCCTTTCTTAATGATTGTCGGTGGAACAGTAACTATTCGTGCAATTGATGACACTATGATTGAGGTTACGATTCCTGCAGGCCTTGGTGCGAATAAATTGCTTAGATTAGAAGGTAAGGGTTATTGGACAGATGAGACATGTAGGTCGAGGGGTAATTGCTATTTTAGGGTAGTACCAAGAATTAAAAAACTTAATGATATAAGTGCCGATGAAATGAGGGAGTTTCTAGATGCAGTTAAAACAAAATATTCTAACATATAATTATTATGGACTAGCTAAAATAATAAGTGGCGGGCAATGGGGTGCAGATAGGGGCGGCTTAGAAGCTGCTAAAGCATTTGGTGTTGATACTGGTGGTTGTGCTCCTAAGGGCTGGAGAACAAGTGCAGCCCCCGCACCCGAGCTTGCAGACTTTGGGCTAGTTGAAAATAATTCTGAAGACTTTGCCAATAGGACTAGAATAAACATAAACCTTTCGGATGCAACTATTATTATTGCGACCAATATTAATTCTCCTGGTACTAGATTAACAATTAGACTGTGTAAATTATATGGAAAGCCGTTTCATGTTGTTGACATAGATAATTTTAAGACCAACAAAGAAGATGAAATTAGTTTACTAACAGATTTTATAATTGGTACTGCACCAGTGGTTGTAAATGTTGCTGGCAATAGAGATTATCCTGATCGCTCTGGAAACATTATTCTGATTCACGGACTATTAGCATTTGATATTATGACTAAATTATTCAAACAGCTACGAGAACTAAAAAAGCTGATATTAATTAGCGATAAATAAATTCATCAATATATAACAAATAACAACAGGATATAAATGGAACAGACTTACCTAGAATATCAAGAGCAAGCATACCTTGACTTGCTTAAGAAAGTATTAGAAACTGGCGAAGAAAAAATTGATCGTACTGGAGTAGGTACGAAATCATTATTTGGAACTTCACTTAAATTTGATCTAAGTGAAAAGTTTCCAATGTTAACAACAAAAAGAATTTTTGTTAAACCTGTATTTGGTGAATTGCTTTGGTTCCTGGAAGGATCCGGAGATGAAAGACGCCTAGCAGAAATTACTTATGGCACTCGAGACAAAGAACGAACTACTATTTGGACAGCCAATGCTGAGGCTTCATATTGGAAACCAAAAGCTGCATATGAAGGTGATCTGGGGCGAGTATACGGTGTGCAGTGGCGTAAATGGAGAACAACAAAGCTCTCTAGTATTGGTGATATTGTTCATCATATTGATGGTGGATATACTGTATTTGATACTAAGGCGACTGTTACTGAACTGGATCAGATTGCCCAAGTAATTAATTCACTTAAAAATAATCCAGCAGATCGTCGTATGATGATTACAGCTTTTAATCCTGGTGAGATTGATCAAATGGCATTACCTCCATGCCACATGTTCGCACAATTCCATGTTAATCAGCAAACTAAAAAACTTAATTGTCAAATGTATATGAGGTCAGTTGATTTATTTTTAGGATTACCTTTTAATATTGCTTCTTATGCTCTCTTAACAAAAATGCTGGCACATGTAACTGGATTAACTGCAGGTGAATTGACTATCGCTATGGGTGATACGCACATTTATCTAAATCATTTAGAGCAAGTTAAAGAACAGTTGTCTAGAACACCATATGAAATGCCTACAGTTACATTAGATGAATCAATTACCAATATTGATGATTTTAAAATGGAACATATCAAGCTTAATGATTATCAATATCATCCAGCAATTAAAGCCCCGATGGCTGTATAAGGAATATAAAATGTTTAAACCTAAAGATGATTTGTCAAAACAATTAATGCGCAGCATCCCTAAGAAGATGGCCGCTCTATTTGATAGAATGAATCTAAAACAAAATGTTGATTATTCTAGCGAGTTTATTTCTTGGTTTGTTTCACCTAAAAATGGATGGGTTACATTTAATCTTCCAGATTCAGGTGATGAATTATTTAAAATAGAATGGACTGGTAATTATCTTAAGCCTAGAAATATTCAAGGTAGTGATAAACGCTTTGAACACCTTGCTGATAATCTTGAATTCTTAGTGGCTGTTGAAAGATCAATTTATAATAATCTCGAAAAGCTCATACCGAAGATTGAAAATAGTGCTCTTAAAATTGCTAATAAATTAATTAGTCAACGAGAAACACGCAATGAAGGATGATCTTTTAGTTCACCATTTTAGAAATATATCAAAGACTCCTCAAGGGGAGTTTTATGATTTACCTTATGGTGGTGCTTGTATTTTATCAAGAGAATTTGCACCAAATAAATTTTCTTTTTGGATGTACATTGTTTCGCATAAAGCAATTTACTATGGTGAAGAATTCGCTGAAACATTAAAAAGAAATTTAGCAGATATACCGGAACCGTATGGCACTATCGATTTTGATGGTGATCGTGGCGATGATCTTATGCATACTATTGTTTCTTTTATGCTTCGTAAAACTAGTCGCGAAGATTCTTTTGAATCAAAACAGGTATATAGTACACTATCCTTATTATCTATATCACATGGCTATCCATGTGATCAAAGAGATTTTTCATGGCTTCTAGATAAGCTGAAAATAGAATATCCAGGAGAAGCAAAAAATGAAAGCTAATATTTTATTTGGTAATATTCTAAGTGCTCGAGGGATTATTGTTCAGGGCTGCAATTCTCAGGGAGTAATGGGATCTGGATTAGCTAAAGATATTCGAGAAAAATGGCCATTAGTTTTTGATGTTTATGCTGACCACTTGAAAAGTAAAGATTTTAATTCAGGTACTGTTTTGGGGGATATCATTCCATTTCTCCCAAGTAATCAAGATGCAATTATTATGAATTGCATTACTCAGGAATTTTACGGGCGCGATACTAATATTAAGTATGTTAGCTATAAAGCTATTGACATAGCCTTTAGGAAAATCTATAGATGGATTAATGAAGCTAAGGCAGCGGGCGTTCTTTCTTGTTTAGATATTAATTATCCACTTATAGGCGCTGGTCTAGCTAATGGCGATTGGTCAGTCATATCAGCAATCATTGATAATGTTGCATCTGAGGAAGATCCAGGCAATTATATCAAACGAACTTTATGGATTAAAGAATGAGCAAATATGTCTGTAAGCACTGTGGCAGTACGAGCATATTAAAAGTTCATGGTAAATGTTCCGATATGTGTAATGTCCAACATGGATCATTTGTTGAAGTAGATGGATATGTTCCAAGAGGATTAGGAATTGGCGGTGGAGATTATTTAGAATTTGCTTTCTGTACAGAATGCGGTATGAAGCATGATTATAAGTATATTTCTCCTAAAGAAATTTTAGAAATACTTGCACCAACTAAGGATAATGAAGATGAGTAATTACACAACAAAGATTGGTTTATTTGGTACTTGCGGTAACAGTACATGGCGTGATGCATTTATTGAACAATACAATAAATTTGAAGTGGGTTTTTTCAATCCTCTTGTTAAAGATTGGGATCCATCATTAGCTGAAATAGAAGCATGGCATTTATCAAATGATGAAATCATTTTGTTTCCTGTGACAGATGAAACTTACGGGGTAGGTAGTTTAGCTGAGATTGGATTTTCAGTTTTATCTTCATTAAAACGTGAATTAAACAAACATGTTATAATTTACATTGCTCCTAAGGTTGATGAATCTAAATTAGCTGCAGTTGATAAGCAGGCTGTAAAAGATTCTAATAATGCACGAGCTTTGGTTCTAGCCCACTTAAAAGCAAATCGGATGTCAAACATACACATCGTTAATAGCCTTTATGAAATGCTTGAGCTAAGTATTGTATTGTATGCTTCTGCAGAATTGCTATCCCTTGTTAAAATTCCAAACTGGCAGACTGGTATTCATTCGAGTCAGCTCAGAGAGATCATTAATATGATCGATCATACTAAAGAATCAGTTGTAACTCGTAATGAAGATATTAAAGCCGGTGTGCCGCGATACTAAGTCAGAGTAACAAATCAATAAATAAGCTTATATTCACTATGAGCTTATTATGTTAAAATTATTACAAGAAGCAAGTACACTTAGCATGCCAGATATCAAAAAGGCTATGTCTAAGGATAAGCAAGCATCCCTCATATTCAAGAAAGATTTAACACTCGATAAAATCGATAATGTTGAATCTTTTCTTTCATCTATAAAATATTATCTTTTAAATAACGATAATATCCACTCATTTATTAAATCACGCAACAATATAAAAGACGTAGATACTTCTTATTTGGCTAGCGTTCGCAAAATGAGAGCTGAAAAATTCAATCAGGAAGAATTAGATCATTTAAAACAATTTGTTTCAGATCTGTTTAAAGAATATAAGACTGTTTCTAATGGAACAATGTCATCTGATCTCAAAAAAGAAATAACAAAATGGGTGAATAGTAATAGTTCCTATTTTAATTTTACTCACTGGGCGCAAAAAGAATTACAATCGCTACCAGCAATAAGGCCAACAAAGAAAGTTGTGCTTTATAGAGGTGTATTGTTTTCAGAATATTCTTTAAAATCTAAAATTGATACATACGATGGTTCTTTAGAAGAAGGTAATGGCGCGAAGTTTTTAAAATCAATAAGAGATGATAATAGAACTGTCGATTTAACATGGGATAGAGCATCAAGCTGGACATCCGATAAATCTGTTGCTGAACAGTTTGCAAAATATGGTGCTGCATCTTCGCAATTTGGTGCAATGTTACAATGGTTTGATAGAAATAAATCTAAGAAATTCATAGATGGTTCTCTAGGTTATGTCATATCAACTTTAGCAGATCCAGCAGATATTCTTATAGATATGAATATGATGTCTGCCTCTATCCATTCGGCTCATGGCAATGAATCGGAAGTTATTATGAATCCTGGAACATATCTTTGCCGAGTAGTTAGAAAGTTTACAGTAGAAGGCGAAGTTGATCCGGATACTGTTCCTTCTGTTGAAAATATTGACAATATAAAGGGAGCGTTAGAGCTTCTTGATACCTTTGTTAAAGAGATCAAACTCCCAGATGAAGTTGAACTATCGTATATGGGCTATCATGGCAGTGCTTCTATCTTATCGAATGATAATCTTAAAAAATTAATACTTAATAGCTCAACAACAATTGCTACACATTATCTTGATAAATTTTTAGGCTTCTATAGAAAACATCTTAATGATATCCCAGATTCAGATTTAAGAGCAGATAGATTCAGTGATCCAATTATAGCTAGAAGAGCCAGTGCTCTAAAAGATCTTATTAGAGAATTTAAATCACCGATTGTTCATGCTAAATTTAAAGATAATCCTAAAAGCAAAGGTAAGACACATGAATTGTCTGCAGAAGAAATTCGCAAAAATTTTAATAATGCTGATATAGAGTATCTTGAACAGAATTTGTTAGTAAAGGGTATTATTACTAGTGATGCCGCCGCTAGATTGCTTGTTGAGTTAGGCAGGGTACTAGATGTTCCATTACCAGCAGCACATGTTATAGTTAGAATGGGTAATGCAAAACAGAGTGAATTAATAAAGAAAGTATTGGATAAATTTTACAATAAGGTTGGAGTTTATGAACCCGCTGATAAGCATGAATCAATAAAAACAATGATCAATTTATTAAAGAAAGCTAATAGAAACAATGCTACTCTTAATTTTATAAATAAGATTTACAAATCAATGGAACAAGTAAATGCTTAAATTATTATGCGAGATTAATGAAATTGCTAGTATACCAGAACTACTGCTATTAGAAGATCAACTGTCAACTGATGCGCTAGCTAAACAGATAGTCGTTCAATTAAAAGATGCTGGTATTGAAGCTGCTTCCATTTTTAAAAAATCATCTGGCACAGTAAGACATGTAAGATTAAAATCAGAAGATCCAGTATCAGCATTTAAATCAATTAATGTAAAATTGGATTTGATGCCAGGTTCAAAAATAGCAACTGGAAAAGCTTCCAATCAAACATTCTTAGCAACACTATCCAAATCAAGTGGTGATTTTAAGAAGGGTGATACTTTCTATGTTGTTAATACATATTCAGCTGGGTCCAAGATTGGAAGTAAATTACTTACACCATCTAAATTAGGCTTAGAGGCAGAAGATTTTATTGCTACATCTAAAATTATGTCAATGACTAAAGCCGCATTGAAAGATTTAGAATGCTTTTCTCCAGAAGAGCTACAATATTTTACGAAACTATTATCTTTAGGTAAAGCAGATACGCATGAAATCGTCGCCCCAAGTACATTAAGTACTGATGACTTAAATAGAATTGGTATAGACTTTGGTGAAATATTTGGGGCTGTTTGGTATTCAAAAAAGACTGGGATGGGAAACATATTATTTCCTAAAGGAAATAATCCTTTAATTGATTTTGAATTAAGTGACGGAACAAATGAGAAGATGGTGTCTTCAAAATCTGGTACTGGTGCCCCTCCATCTTTAGATGCTGTTATGACCCAAATTGAATTAGATAAAAAATACTTCAATAAAAAATACGGTAAAAATATTGTTGATGCTTTATTGTTAATACAAAATTCATCTACTGTAGATGGTCCATTACTAGCAGCTCAGGCATTAGATACTCCTGGATATAAAAAGCTTTCTAGCATGATGAAATCAACTGACATGTCTTCTGCATCTGTTGAAAGATATCTAGCTAAATTTGAAACTAAAGAAGATCTAGTTAAAGCTATGGCTCCATTCTTTAAATTAATAAAGAGAAATACATCAGATGAATCACTAAATATTATCTTCAACCAAGGTCAACGTCGCATCGGCATAGTAACTGCTCAATTAGCAAACTATCTATGTGATCTGTTTAATTATGATGAAGATTATACAATTTTTAATGACTTATTAAATGAAGCTGTTAGAAGAATAAAAGTAGATCAGCTTTATACGAACGTCAAATCTGATGGTATTGAGTTTATTATGAAGGCTTTTGAGACAGGTACCTTCAGCTGGATAAATAATAGTAGCACCCGAAAGCCTTCTTTAAAGAAAATTGCTTTCAAAATGTCAAAGTAAGTTTTAAATTATAAGGATGTAAGATGGACAAAAATGATTATCTAGAATTTCAGCCTAAACGTCAATTAGATAAAAAGAAGCGTCATAAATCTGGCTTCAATGAAAATGTTCAGGATGACAGAAAAGCGAGAATAGGCTTTAAGAATTACATTCGTCAAATAGAAGAAGAAGATCTTCTAGAAGATGACGATGAACAGGATGAATAATGATTATTGTTCCCATCGCAAAAGACCTCATCGAGACAGATGATGGAAAATATCGTGTTATTGAATATACAAATTTCAAATCGGGCGGTCCAGCTGTCTACGTTAAAGTAAACGGCACAAAAGATATCATCATAATTTACTTTTTTGATATTAAATCTATCAATGGAACTAAAGTTGAGTATCAATCATCATCTAAATGCTTCAATGCTTTAGGTAAGATTGCCAGAGAACAGCATCTACCACAACCTGATGATAAAATAGTTGTATTAACTGATGGCATAGATGATGAAGATTTGAAAGAAACATCCGAGGTTGTTGGTGTTAAATTAAAATCTAAATCATTAGGCGCAAATAAGGGTATGTTTGTTAAGGATGCTAATGGAAAGTATTTCAGACTAAAACAAATTCTAGATATAAAACCATCTTTAGGTGGTAATTCATTTGATAGAGATTTATTCCTGTCAATTTATAAAGATTACATTGGGGTTTAAAGCATGGCAAAAATATTAGGCAATGATGTTGTCACCACAGAAGAATTTAATAATTTTAAAGCTTCATTCTTGGTACCTCATATTAATAAAACAAACGGTCTTATTGCTAAATTGAAAATTTTTGCAATAGGTTTTGGAGTCATGGCTTCTGCGCTAGCTGTTATAGTGGTTTTATTGATAAATAAATAAACGACTACTTACGGGTTTCCCATGTCTAAAAAATTCGGTTTCATTTCTCACATAGTAGAAGATTCTATATCTCCTAAGATAAAATATCAAGTATTTGAGGCAGAGTTGGGCTTTGAACATGCTGAAGTTTTAATACCATTTGATAAGGCCGATGACTTCGTTAAAGAATCAGAATCATTAGCTCCTAAAAGTTTAACAGCATTATCTAAAATTGCTGCTAAATTTGGAGGAAGCATTAAATGAGTGTGTTACAATTATTTTCAAACAACGGTGTTTCATTACTTAACGCCGATATAACAGCATTTGACTTAACGATAGTATTACAACCTGGGGCTGGACAGCATTTTCCAAGACCATTGCTTCCCGGTGAATTCTTTTTAGTTACGTTAGAAGATTTAGCTTCACCATCCATAAGAGAAATAATTAAAATAATTGGAAGAACGGGTGATATACTCTTCATTGATCCTGCAGGTAGAGCATTTGAACAAACAATAGCAAGAGCTTGGCTTGCAAATGATACATTAGTTGATCACAGGGTAACCGCTGAAACAATGCGACAAGCATTCCTTCAGCCAGTTTCTTCTGGTTCTGGTACACCGGGTCCTAAGGGGGATACTGGAGATACTGGTCCTAAAGGCGATGTCGGCGAACAAGGTATTCAGGGTGAACCCGGACCTAAGGGAGACACTGGTAGTCAAGGCCCTAAGGGTGACACTGGAGATGTAGGACCTCAGGGTCCTAAAGGAGATCCAGGTACCGGTACTGGAGGTGGTGGCTTGACGCCAACAGATCCAATAGTCGTTGAGCATGGTTGGACAGTACCAATTATCGACATTACATATTCAGACTTTAAGCGTGGTAATAAATTTTGGGTAACAGTCTATGATGCAGCAAGCGGTTTTGCTGAAACATTCGAAGTACTAACGGTCATTCAGGGACATCTATCTGCTAACACAGAAATAGTTACTTGGGCAAAGACTAACAGAATAGGACATAAATTTAATGGAGATATATTATTAACGTTAGATCAACCATTAAATAAATTAACATTTTCCTGGATTAACAATGAACCTGTAACAGATGTTATAGTCACTCTAATCCACATATAATACATAACATATAGCAATTCAATAAATAATTTATTATTCAAACAGCTCTAATTTAGAGCACTAAAAAGGGAGTCCTTATGTCACAAGATTTTTTCCGCGTCGAACGTGGTGTTGAGTTAGATGAATCAGTTCAAATGTTGCAAGGCGCGGGAGCTCCTGGTGCAGCTGGTGATTCTTCTTTAGCGCCAGTAGGTTCAACATATCAAGATAATTCAACTGGTGATCTTTATACAAAGATTACTGCTGGTGTTGGTACCAATAAATGGCAAAAAATGGCTTCAGAGTCATATGTTAATAATGCTGTTGGTGCTACAGTTTCATGGCGGGAACCTGCATTAGTACGTGATAACGTAGCTACTGTTGTTCCAGCTGGTGTTGCAACATCTCCAATCGTTGTTGATGGTGTTTCAGTTACTGACGGTCAACGAGTATTATTCTCAGCTATTACTGGTGGTAATGGTAAAAATGTCTACATTTATAATCAAGCAACTGGATTATTCGTTGAAGATGTAAACCAAGAATCAACTGGTGATGCTGCTTACGTTCAATCTGGTACATCTGCCGGTAAAACTTACATCTATAATGGTTCAGCATGGGTACAATCTGATCAAGCTTCTTTAGATGAACTTGGATTTATCCGAGCTTTCATTGGTAAAGGTGCTGCTGGTGCAGAATCAACTGGATTCTCATCTACTAATTTCGTTTCAGATGGCACTTCACTTGAAACTGCAGTTGGTGCATTAGATGCAGAAGTTGGTCCAAATGTATCTCTTGGCAACTACATCGTTCCAGCTAATAAAGTAAATGGAAACATTCAAGCTTTAGATACTGCGATTGGTGCAAACGTTTCAGCTGGTAATCACATCACCCCAGCTAATAAAGTTCAACAGAACATTCAAGCTTTAGATACACAAGTTGGTGCTGAGTTAGCTGTTGGTAATTTCATCACTGCTAATCAATCAACTAATTCTGCTATCACAGCTTTAGATGCTGAGTTTGGTGCAAACGTTGTTAATGGTAATTTCGTAACAGCTGCATCAAAAGTCAATGCAAATATTCAAGCTTTAGATACACAGATTGGTGCTAATGTTGTTACTGGAACATATGTAAGCCCAGCCAATTCAACAAATGCAAACATTCAAGCTCTTGACACAGCACTTTCAGTAACTACTCTTGAAACTGCCGTAACAAATGTAACGTCAATTCAAACAATCGATTCAGTTGCTGGTGGTTTAGGTGCTAAATGGTTGGTTAGAGTTGTAGATGCAGCGGACTCTACACGTGTCTATGCAACTGAAGTTTATGCAGTTGATAATGGTGTTTCAGCAGACTATACTCGTTATGCAACATTGAAAATCGGTAGCAATATTGCTGGTTTATCAGTCACTGTTGATCTTAGCGGTGGTGCATTGAGATTAAGAGTTGCGTCAACAGCAGCTGTTAATGTTTTGGCTCGTCGTGTAGGTGTTTTTGCTTAATTAACCAAATAAAGGTCGTGCTTCATGGCAGATATCAGTCTCTCTTTTTCAGCTGAAGGCGGTATCAGCCTTGATGATTTGGTTGGAATTTTTACAGGAACAATCGATCCTAGTGTAACGGGGGAAGTAGCCCCAATAGGATCGATATTTGTAAGACAGAATGGCCAGCTCTATCAAAAGACTGGCAGTCTTAATACTGATTGGATAAGATTTTCACAGGGCTTGGGCGAAGCAGTTAAAATATCAGCAACTGATACAACATCAGGATATTTAAATGCTAAACTAACTGTGAGCAGTTCTATAGTTAAATCAGTAGGTTCTCCAAGTGGGAACGAAACACTCAATTTAGATTTAGCAAATGTCGGTACAGCAGGCACCTATACTTCTGTCACCACCAATGCTAAGGGTCAAATAATAGCAGGTACAAATCCAGGATTCTTAACGGCAAATCAGAATATTACTATTTCTGGCGATGCTACAGGTTCTGGTACAAATTCAATTCCTATTACGTTAGTTGATACTGGCGTAGTAGCAGGTGCATATTCAAACAGTAATATCTCTGTTGACAGTAAAGGTCGTATAACTTCAGCAACAGATGGTATGAGCGGCACTGACACCGCACCATTTAAATCTAAAACTAATGCTCAGTCGGGTGCCCCAGGTAACGGACTTATTATCTGGAATAATGCTGTACTTGATTCTGCAACTTCAGTTAATATCAGCACGCTCACGTCAAATGGTGTGAATGTTTCTGCATACTTTGCTTTACTTAAAACTAATACCACTTTATATTTCCAAGAGAAAGCTAGTGGTCAGAATTATCAAAGATGGTTAATCAACTCAATCACCAATAATTCTACATACTATACTTTTGGTGTAACACTGCTTGATAGTTCACCATTTAGTATTAGCAATAATAAAGATATGGTGATCGCAATAGGAACAGTTGGTAGTGCTACATATGTTTCTTCTGTTAGTGCGTCTGCTCCAGCAGCTGGGTTTACAATTAGTGGTTCTCCTATTACTACAACGGGCACATTTACTTTTGCCTTGGCAGATGATTTAGCTGCGGTTGAGGGAATCGCTACAACAGGTCTTGCTACAAGAACGGCTGCTAATACTTGGACTGCTAGAACTATTGCTGGAACTGCTGCTAGAATTTCAGTAGCTAATGGCGATGGAGTTGCTAGCAATCCAACGATAGATATATCATCTAATTATGCTGGTCAGGCATCTATTACTACACTTGGAACTATTACTACTGGCACATGGCAAGGTACCACCATCGCAACCGCTAATGGTGGTACTGGTAGAACTTCTATAGGAACAGCAAATCAATTATTGGGTGTAAACACTGCGGGTTCAGCATTAGAATATAAAACACTTCAAGTAGGAACCGGTTTAAATATTGCTCTTGCATCTAATTTAATTACGCTTACAAATACTGGTGTGACATCTATAGCAGGAACAGCAAATCAAATAACTGCAAGTGCTGCTACTGGTGCTGTAACTTTATCATTGCCGCAAAGCATTGCTACTATATCATCACCAACTTTTGCGCAATTAACTGTTGGATCTGATCCAACATTACCGCTCCAAGTTGCAACTAAGCAATATGTTGATAATGCAATTCAAGGTTTCAAACCAAAACAGAGTGTTAGAGCTGCTACCACCGTACAAATTTCATTAGTAGGTGCACAAACTATTGATGGTGTTTCAGTCATTACTGGTGATAGAGTTATGGTTAAAAACCAAACATTACCAGCAGAGAATGGTATCTATATTGTAGCAGCAGCATGGGTAAGAGCTACAGATATGGATGTATGGTCAGAAGTTCCAGGAACATTCGTACTTGTTGAAGAAGGGACTACTCAAGCAGATACAGCATGGGTGTCAACAGCTAACCAAGGTGGAACAATAGGAACAACAGCTATAACTTGGGTACAATTTAGTTCAATGGCGGACGTTATAGCCGGAACCGGTCTTTCAAAGACTGGTAATACTCTGTCAATTACTAATTTAGGAACCGCTGGATCTTACAATAATGTTACAACGAATGCACAAGGTCAGGTAGTTAGTGGTTCAAATGTAGCATACATTACGGGTAATCAAACAATCGTTTTATCTGGTGACATTACTGGTTCTGGCACAAATGCTATTGGTACAACTTTGTCTGCTACTGGAGTAACAGCTGGAACATATAAGTCAGTTACAGTTGATGCTAAAGGCAGAATTTCTGCCGGCACAAATCCAACTACATTAGCTGGATTTGGTATTGTTGATGCACAACCACTAAATGCATATCTTACATCTGAGTCTGCTCTTGCTACTAGCGGAATCGTTGTTAAAAATGGTTCAACAGCTTTAACACGCTCTATAGCAGTAGGCTCAACAAAATTATCAATTGCAAATGCGGATGGTATTGCTGGTAACCCAACATTGGATGTAGTTGAATCAAACTTAACTCTTAATAATTTAGGTGGAACATTAGGAACAAATAAAGGCGGTACTGGTTTAGCAGCTATAGGTACCTCTAATCAAATTTTGGGCGTAAATGCTGGAGCCACGGGATTAGAATATAAATCAATTATTGCAGGAACAGGAATAACTCTAGCTCAAGCTGCTGGATCAGTTACAATTTCTGCTTCTACTGGTTCAGTAACTTCTGTTGCAGCTACTGGTTCAACTGGTTTAGTTGTGGGTGGTTCGCCAATCACAACAGCTGGTACATTAACATTTACTCTCGGTTCAGAATTACAGGGATTATCTGGATTATCAGCATTAGGAATAGTAACTAGAACTGCTACTGGTACATACACAGCTAGATCGATTACCTCTGGTGTAGGAACAATAACAATAACGAATCCTTTAGGAACAGCTGGTAATTTTGGTTTAGATTTAACAACTATAGGAACAGCTGGAACATATAAATCTGTTACAACAGATGCATTTGGTCGAGTGACATCAGGTACTAATCCAACTACTTTAGGTGGATACGGAATTACAGATGCAGTTAATATATCTCAGCTAGGTGTTGCTAATGGTGTTGCAACTCTTGATGCAACTGGTAAACTTACGATTGGACAATTACCGGCTTTAGCTATTAATGATACATTTGTAGTGGGTTCTCAGGCTGCAATGCTAGCACTTACTACACAAATTGGTGACTTGGCAGTTCGTACCGATTTAGGACATACATATGTTCAATCTGCATCTGACCCAACTCTATTAACTAGCTGGACTCAGTTACTTGATGGTACTACGGGTACTGTTACTTCAGTATCTGCATCGCAGCCAGCACAAGGCTTGACTATAGCTGGTGGTCCAATTACTTCTGCTGGTACGTTAACATTTACTCTTGCAAATGATCTTGCTGCAGTGGAAGCTTTATCTTCTACTGGTATTGCAGTTAGAACGGCAACAGATACTTGGACGACGCGATCGATAGTTGCTGGAACAGGTATCTCAGTTGCAAGCCCAGATGGTGTCGCTGGTAATATTACTATCAATGCTTTAAATTCTGGTACGGTTACTTCTGTTGGATTAGCATTACCAAATATTTTTACGGTTTCTAATTCACCAGTCACAGCTTCAGGAACATTAACAGGCACGCTAGTTGTTCAACCAATTAATACTGTATTAGCTGGACCTACATTTGGTTCGCCAGCTGTTCCTTCTTTTAGAACACTCGGATTTGCTACTAACGATATAAATGATGTAACAATTACTTCTGCTACTACCAACCAAGTACTTACATACAATGGTTCTCGCTGGGTTAATAGTGGTGCAGTTGGTGCAAATGCTGCTGGATTGGTAGGTGTGGGTCAATCTGGAGCAGCAGCTTGGACATTATTATCTGGCACAAAATATTATGCCGATTTTGCTCATGCACTTGGAACATATAATGTAGTAGTTACGGTCTTTGACACAAGCACGAATTCAGTTGTTATTCCAGATAGCACCGTACTTACTAGCACTGGAAATGTTAGAATAACAGTTGTTGGTAATACGAGAACATTAAGAGTTGTTGTTGTTGCAAATGGACAATCGATCGTTGCTGGCGGTTCAACACCTTCAAGCGTCGTTACAGCTAAAGACGGTGTTACAATATCTGCTACTGCAACTAAGTTAAACTTTACCGGTCAAGCAATAAATGTTGTTGATGCTGGTTCTGGTACAACTAATATTACTATAGGAGCAAGATATTCCTATTTTGCTAACTCACTAGATACACCAAACAATGCAGATTTTGTTATTAATGCTTTAGCACCTGTTACAACTGATCCAACTTATAATTCTTTAAATGTTAGATCATTTAGCAATACCGTAGAGCAAGGTGTTGGATTTACTTGTTCTATTCCTGCTGGAGCAACTCAAGCTACATTTAAATTTAGAGGTAGAGCAACAACTGCTCCTGGTGCTGTTTCAGTAGTTCAACCTAGACTGTATGCAAGACAATTGCCAAATAATTCTGCAGTTGGTGCTTGGTCCGCAGCTAATGAATTGGCTAATATTTCTATTCCTACTAATGCATTCTTCCAGTATGCAACTCAGACTGTTTTATTATCAACTCTCGGTGTCGCGGCCGATAGATTGTATCAATTTGAATTAACAAGAAGAATTGCTGGTGTTACTGGAACAAACTTAGCATCTAATTTCTTATTAGCTGAAGTAACTGTGGAATTTGCATAATGGCTATTCAATCGAATGCAGCAGATATTCACCTGCGATCTTCGCAGGCTATGAATCTATCAGCCCTAACCCCATTTAGTGTAACTACTTGGATAAATGCTACATGGAATGCAGGGATTACTGCATCATTTGTGGGGATTTATGGTCCAACAGTAGATACACCACTCGACCCACCAGTTACAGCTATGCAGATCGGATGTCAAGCTGGAACTAATGATCTAGTTTGTTGGACATGGGGTGGTGGTGTCTTAGTTGCTGGACCAGCTGCTACTATGACTGGATTTAATGGCATTTGGGTATTCATTACTTACACATTTGATGGGACAACTCATCGGGTATATAGGAATGGACTATTACTTGCCTCATCTACTAATGCTCAGATTCCAGGTTTCTTAAATCAGGTTTACATTAATGGATATCCAGGATCAGTAACTGGAGAAGTTGCTTCATTTCAAACGGATCAATATGCTCTGTATAGAAGAACATTAACAGCAGATGAAGTACTAACAATTTATAATGCCCACGGAGCTCGACATGGAATAAATAATGGATTAATATGTCGATACGAATATGATGAACTATCACAGGGTGTAAATATATCAGCTGTTCCAGATTTATCAGGTAATAACAATACATTAACTTTAACCGGCGCTGGAACAAATATGACATATACGTATACGAATACTTTTGCAAATTCAAATATTAGGCCAGTACAATGACAACAGAAATTTTAGGAAAGCTTTCATTTCTTCAGACACCAGATGTCAATGGAAGTGATGTGCTTTTAAATGCTGGTGGAGTTCCTCAGATTTTAGCTGGAACTACAGTCGCTAGACCTGCTGCTATTTTAGCGGGACAACTATATCTAGATATCACTCTTAATAAATGGTATAGAGATAATGGAACATCGTGGGATGATTTGACAACTGTGCCTCTTATAGATGGCACAGCCAACCAAATAACAATTGTTGATGGGACAAATGTAACTCCAACAAATGTCTCTATTGCTAATGACACAATTTTACCTGGGAATGCAGGTTTCCGCCCACCAGTCGGAACAACAGCGCAGAGAAATGTAACTCCAGGAGCAGGTGATACTAGATTTAATTCAACAACTGCTAAAATGGAAGAATACAATGGGGTTTTTTGGAAACCGCAAGGTCAGATTCTTCAAGTAGTATCAGGGTCAATACCTGCTGCATCAGGTACCACATTAGTTCCTCTGGATAACACATTACCATTAAATACAGAGGGATGGCAAATATGGACAAATACGTTTACACCAATTTCAGCAACATCGCGCATTATAATTAAGTTTTCAATAACTACTTCTAATAGTATTGCGACAGGAACAAATATTTGTTCTGTATTTGCAGGATCTACTAATATTGGCGTTGCTGCAACGAGATTAAGTATTGCTTCAGGCAGCGGAAATTTATCTTTCAGTATTGTTTATTCGCCCGGTTCAGCAGCTGCTATTACATTTTCATCTAGACTTGGTGGAACAGTTGCTGGAACATCTTATTGCAATCAAATAGGCACAACAACCTTAGGTGGTGGCTTAGTATCAGAATATATTATAATGGAGATTCAATAATGGCAGTACAGAAACCTACTTATATTGAAGCTATAAGTGCATTAACTCCTAACATTGATGTTTCATCATTAGGAGATGGATCTGATTATGATTCATTAGTTTGGCAGGGTGGAAATCCTTTACCATCAAAAGCTGATTTAGATTTACTTGTTATTGAGAAAATAAAAGTAAGACAGTGGAAAGTTATCCAAGAAATTAGAGATGCTAAGAAGGATGGAGGAGTAAAAGTTGGCAATAATTGGTTTCATTCTGACCCAACTTCAAGAATTCAACAGCTTGGATTAGTGATGTTTGGTGCAAATCTTCCACCTGGTATTATGTGGAAAACTTTAAGTGGAAATTTTGTCGTCATGACACCTACTTTAGCTCAACAGATTTTTATGGCTGTTGCTATGAGCGATCAGCAAATTTTTGCTGTTGCTGAACAAAAGAAAGCGGCAATGCTTGCAAGTGCCGATCCCCTAAACTATAATCAAGATGCTGGATGGCCAGCAGTATACGGAGAATAAGAAAAATGATGATAATGTTTAAATTAATAATGGGCGCAATTTTCAATGGCATATTGAAAGCTATTGAAAGTGGTGTAGCTAAAATTAAAGCTAAAGCTGCATTAGAATGGGTTGTCCAGCGGATAGGAAAAATAGAGTGGAAACAAACCCACGCTATTTCAGAAGAAGATAAACTAGCAATCCATAAATTATTAGCCGATGGTTATTATATTATTTTAACTCGTAGAAGTAATCATTTTTCTACTTATGCTATTTCTTTTGCTAATTTTATTCTTACTAGAAAATTTAGTTTTTATTCTCATTCTCTTATGAATTTAGAAGATGAAGTTAAGAGCCCGGATGATTTTAGATTGATAGAAGCAGTTGGAAAGGGTACTCAATATTCATCATTTGATACTGTGTTTGGCACCGTGGATGCAGTTGCATTACTTAAACCTAAAGCATTATCGTTAGATGAATGGAATGATGTTATGGATAAACTAAAAAGCGAAATTGGTAAACCATATGATACTCTTTTCGATTTAAAATCTGATGCAGCAGTTAGCTGTGTCGAGTTAGTTAGAGATGCGCTTAGAGCAGATCCTGAATATGCGACCAAATATGCTGCATTTGAAGCTATGATAAATAAGAATAGAAATCTTACTCCGCAAATGTATTTTGATTGCTCTGACTTTGAAGTAGTACATACAGTAAAAAGATAAATGTCTATAAACGCCTGCTCTATAAATGAGTTCACAATTAATACCTTATGCGGTAGGCGTAGAAGTGCAATAATAGAAGAGCTTCTACGGCCGCCAGTCATACAGACAAATGGCGGTTCTCAACAGCATGTCAATCCTAATACTAAAGTTCCATTAAATATCTTTAGAAGAGACAGAAGAGAAGAAGATATTGTTGAAGATGTAAGAACACTTGAACAAGAATATGTCGAAGTAAGTATAGAAATGATGGGTGAAAGATTTACACAGACTATTAAACAGGATGATATTTTACCGTTAATCACCATTTCACGAGTTACTCTGAAAGATAGATTAGAAGAACAAGTAAATATATCTGATTTTACAATTAGGATCATTTAATGCAACTCACCTTCCCTTCAGATAAGTCAATTGAATTATCATTTAAAGTCGGCATAGCCGGTACTAACAGTGCGCCTTCATCTGTTGCTATTGTTTTAGAGCGAAATTCAACAGCATTAAGTTTTAAAGCTGTCAATGGTGGTAGCGATGAATGGACAGCTATTATTGATAATCCAGGTTCTGTGTTTGAAGCCGGTGAAGTTAATCTTAGTGTCAATATAGTGTTGAATAATAGACTGTTTACTCCTATGAAATCAACTGCAACTATTGAAGCTGTCGCTAAAACTGCACCAGAAGCGCCCGTTAATGAACCAGTTCAACTCAATACTGATACTCAGTCAAATGAAATTCCAGCAATGGAAGAAGTAAATCAGGTTGAACAGATAAAAGATATTTTTAAATCTTCGTCTTCAAAGCCGGTTAAAACTGAATCTATTATTGAGAGAGTTACAGTTGCTCCTATCAAATTACAACTTCTTAAATCAATAGAGAAGGGAACAACAACAGTTAAACCGAAACCTATTGTCGCTGAACAAGTGATTAGCAAGAAAAAATCTAATACCCTAAGTATCAAAAAGACTAAAGTTGTTTATTTATAAACTATTATTACTCAGAAGTAATAAAACTGTTACAATTTAACTGTGTACTTTACTCAGGTTACATGATATAATTAATCATAGTTAATATTATGAGAGAAATATATGTTATTCGGTGCTTTGGTGTATTTTTTATTATATCTTACAATCCCGTTAATATGTTGGGTAAAATTTGATATTTCTTGGCCCATGAGAATTTATTTTAAAATCTTATTATATTATTTTCTAGTAGCCATAATTACTTTTGCCGCTGTAGGTTTAACTTATATTGGAGATAATTCTTTCTATCAAGGAATAAATGCTTCAAGATTTAATTATAGTGCCGGTGTTGCTTGGTTTTTATCGCTATCAGGTTACATGATATTTCTTGCACCAATATTTCTTTTTGGTCAGTTAGCTTGGATGTGGGTTGAATTGAATCTCTATGGTGGTTTTATTCTATACACTTTTGAAATATTATCATTTTTTTACATATTTAGACCGTTAAACTTTATATTGAATATAGTTTTTGATGGCATTTTTTATTCTAAAGCAATGCATGAGGCAGCACAAGCTAGATTATTAGCTGATTATGAAGCTGATAATATGGTGCCTAATCCTGATCTTAATAAACCTGAAGAAGAATCTATTAATTTTGAAACAAATGTTTTAAAAAGAAAAAAATAATTTTATCTTAACTGGAAAAGCCTGCTTAAGCAGGCTTTTCGTTGTCCTGAAATCCCATTTGACTGCATTTTTAGTAAATAGTTTTGCGTACTATATACAAACAAATGGGGTTGATTATGAAAGCTGTTAGTAAGGCTAAGAAGTTAGCAGAAAAGGTATCAGAGTTTGATGATATATCTTTAGCATCATTAGGAGTACATTTGTTTTTTGGTACAGTTGATGAAACGTCCGTTAAATCGGCAGCAGAATTTTTGCTTAAGTCTCATTTCCTGTTTAAGGAACCTCGAGAATTATCCTTATTTTTAAACAGTATTGGCGGAAGCTGTTACGATGGATTTGCCTTAACAGACATTATGGAAGTATCTCGTCATCCTGTTAAAACAATTGCTATGGGAAATGTATTATCGATGGGTGTTCTTGTTTTATGTGCTGGTGCAAAGGGGAGACGATTGATGACTAAAAATACTCAGGTTATGGTTCATCAATTTCACCATACTATTGAAGGTAAATTCCATGAAATGGAAGCAACTTTTAAAGCGCAAGTTTATTTAAAGAAACAATTTCTTACTCACTTTAAACGTCACACAACAATGACAGATAAGCAAATAGAAACTATTATGTTTGGCCCAACTGATTATTGGTTGTCACCGAAAGAATGTTTAGATTACGGTATCATTGATCAAATCATAGACGAATTGCCAGATGCAATTCTTAGTCATCGGGAATCTCTGCCTCTTTCCTCTTAATAGATGCTTCGATAGCTTCTATAAACTTGGCATATTGATTGGCGAATGAAGCATTTATTCCGCGCATGGCATAATACTTGTCTGACAAATTAATCTTAACATCATATAACTGCGATAGGGTTAAAGATGGCCATTCAGATTGCGGTGGTATTACTGGTGCTGTCATATTTGATCTCCTATATGTAGTATTATTTATATGTGTCTAAATCTCATTCTGGTCGAGCATTTATAAATAGAATTAGCAACTTTACACTTTGGAAAATACATGAAGCTTAATGAAATTAAAACTGTTAATGTCGGTGAATATGATTTATCTGAGGGTGTAATACCCGTTCACTTATCTATGACATTAGATCAAATAATCGATGCTGGTAAAATTACAAATAGTATTCAGACATTCACTCTAGGCGGACTCCTATCTATGTTTAAGGATGGAGGTCCATTAAGATGGCCTCGAGATTTAAACACCTATGCTATGACAACAAGCTCCGACGTTATTGACGCTGTTAAGAATCTTTCTGATTCCGAAGCTGTTGAGATGGCTGAGTGGTTGAAACAACAGTTAGTTAAACCAGTGGAATTTGAAACAGATCCTCAAATGTCACCACAAACTGATATAGTAAAATGGATGAGATACGTTCTCAAGAAACAAGATTAAAAATTTTTAACGTGAAACTTTTAAAAGGAGATTCAGCTCACACTCGATGAAATTAACACGGCCTGGTGAATGTAAATTAAACATAACGCTAACAGTAAGGGGTCAAACGTATGCCACGTAAACAGAAATATCCTCAGCCATTACCTAACGAAACTAAAGTACCAGCTTCTAGCGGAAATGCAGTAAGGATGAAGCATCAAATTAAGCAAAAAAATATAACTCAAGGATCTTATATTGAGTCTCTTCGTGAACAACCATTAACTATTTGTAGTGGTCCTGCCGGCTCAGGCAAAACTTATATCGTAACTGCTATTGCTTTAGAGAAACTTATCAAGAATGAAGTTGATAAGATTGTGATCACTCGCCCAGTTGTTGAAGCTGGTGAAAAGATGGGATTCTTGCCGGGTACACTTGAAGAAAAACTTGATCCTTATTTACGACCAATTATGGATGCAATGGAAGAACATATTGGCGTCATTATGGTTAAAAAATTGTTAGAGATTGGCAAAATCGAAATAGCCCCGCTTGCTTTTATGCGTGGAAGAACATTTAATAATTGCTTTGTTATTTTAGATGAAGCACAGAATACTACCCCATTACAGATGAAATTATTTTTAACTAGAATGGGATATGAAAGTACATTTGCCGTTAATGGCGATGTGAGTCAGTCAGATCTTACTAAACCTCGGGATCATGTAGGTTTGTGGGAAACTGGAATCGAGTACGCGGTTAGAAAACTTAAAGGGAGGGATGAAAATATCAATTATATTCAATTCGAAAACAAGGACAGTGTCAGATCTGTAATGTGTTTAAGAGTATTAAACCTTTTGGATACGCCAGAACCGAAACTAGTCCCAAATCAACAGAGAGCAGTACTAATGGAAGAAAGGGTGTATTAAATTTATTCATAGACAGACCCATTCGGTACTGCACTACATTAAATTGTTACATTTTATTAATAGGACGGGGAGAACGCAAGGAGGCGTTCTCCCTTGTTTTTATAAATATGTTTATCTATCTTTCTAGGTAAATACCGGACTCCTAGAAAAATCATATATTTGTGAGCCGGCACATATGGAGAAGTAATGAGCTATAAAATCGACTGGCAGAGTAATGATGCAGAAGGGATGCCCGGCAAAGCGGCAATAACCTTACCTAATAAGACCCTTAATACAACATCTACATCTCTTACTTTAACAGGTAAAGGTATCAATAATTACGGTGAAATTCAGCAAGAAAATTTCTTGCATTTAATGGAACATTTTTCATCTGGAGTTCCACCTCAAAATCCTACTATAGGTCAAATTTGGTTTAACACAGCCGAAACAATTTTATACATGCGAGTGGATCCAGCAGTAGTTGGTCCTATGCATCCTCTTTATCATCCTCAGAGTCCAGCAGCATGGGTTCAAATTTGGCCAGACAGTGGTGCAAATACTTATGCTGGTCTTGCAGAATATAATGCACTAGGAATAGAAATAAATCGTATTATTGGTTTACCATCTGTATTTGGATCTCAGCCTGATTCTGCATATGAGCAGTGGGGTTGGGGACAAAATGATTTAGTTCCAATTTATGACAATGTAAACACATTGGCTGCTGGTTTTAGTCCAGCTATTTTCCCACCTGTGTTTGATAATAATGCGTGGGTTATTCTTCTTTCTCGTTTACGAAAAGCATTGAGACATGTTGGTATAAGTGAAATGCAAGCGTCACCAATAGGTTTTATAAATGATAACCGTCCTTTTGGTCCATTAGGAAATGCCTTAGCTAATGATTATAATGATTATCCTGCTGTTGGAACATTAGCTGATTATAAGGCTGGTTGGCAAAATTTCGGAACTGCTACAGTTCAATTACATTATGCTAATACACTAAATTCAATATCATCGCTTATTGGTGGTAGGTTTACAGCTTCACCTCTGTCAACCGAAATGTTAACACTTGGAACAGTTTCTAGATCAGCTCCTTGGACCTCATCTGTATCTCAAAGTGTGTCAATGACATTCGCAACACATGATAATGCTAGATCATATTTTAATTCTGGTGGCACATTTGCTTTCAATTTTAATCTAGCATCACCTGGTGCAGATATGTTAAGCGCATCATGGGCAAATTTCTTATCAAATCAGAGTAATTTAATATTTGATTTTAAAGGCGTTAGACATGGAACCACATATCATAATGGTCCAGCTGGAGTTCCAAGTCTAGGATTCTATGATTTGACAACTACGCCTCAATTGATATATGAAGTAAAGAGAAATTATGGTGGCGCTTATTATTCAATATACGATGGTGGCCTACAAATATTCTCACATAAAATTTACAATGGTGATGGCACATGCACAATTAATTTCAATATTGTTTTTGCTGAGGCTCCATATCCGGGCGAATCAGTAACAGGCACATTGACATCTTCTCAAATAGCATTTAAAGCGAATTCTTTAAATGTTAATTCTCCATTAATTTCTTATCCAAGTTGGACAGGTTCTTCAATAGATAATGTAGTACCGGCCCCAGCGCCTGGTCCAGCAGAAGGAACAGGTAGTGGTTCTGGTGGCTCAGGAGGTGGTGGTTCTGGTGGCTTTAGTATTACATCCTCAACAACTAATGTGAATGAGGGCGGTTCTGTAACATTCAATTTCATTACTAGTGGAATTGCTAATGGACAACCGGTATATTGGACTATAACTGGTTCTAATAATTCAAGCGATTTTGTAGGTGGAGTTTCATCTGGTAATGTAATTGTTAATTCTAATGCTGCATCACTAGTACTAACTTTAGCCAACGATTTAACAACAGAAGGAACGGAATCCTTTGCATTACAACTTAGAACCGGTGGACTTGCTGGAACAATAATGGCTATTAGTAATACCATTTATGTTGTAGATACTTCCATAACTCCAGCGCCAGTACCAACAGTTACGGGTGTAGAAATTCGTAAATTGAGTAATTCTGGTTCACCTGCTAATTTCTCAATAAATGAAAATTCATCAGTTAATTTATATGCGATGGTTCTATATTCAGATTCTAGTTCAGCTCCATACAGTAATGTTATAGGATCAAATATTACTTGGTCAGAAACTAATCCTTATGTCACATTAACAGGAGCATCTGGAAACCAAATAACATTGAACACCTTGTCAGTACCTGCTGATCAAGCTGCGCAATCTGTTACTGTATCTATAACAACGTCGGCAGGTGTATTCACTGATACAGTAAATGTTGCAGTTTTAGATGTTCCAGTGACATATGCTGGTTTACAGATAAGACGTAATTCAAATGCTGGGCCTGATATGAATGGATCAACATTGATAGAAGGGACAAATGTTATAGTTTATGTTGTTAAATTATGGTCAGACGGTACTTCGACTGCATATCCAAATAGCAATCTAACATGGGCGGCGATACCAGTCGACAGCAATGGAACGATGTTAACATTGTCTAGTCAATCTGGAAATACTATCTTTGTTACAGCACCACAAGTATCAAGCAATGGTAATTATGGTGGACTATCGGTAACTGGTGGAAATCCTGGTGAATCTACTGCTGCAAATATCTATGTTTTAGACTCAGCAACTCCTGACAGAGCGCCTACTGTATCTAATGCTAGAATAAAGCTTCAAGGTCAACCAGCTGGAAATTCTAATATATTTGTAACGCATCCATCTACATTAGCTGCTGATTATACATTTGATCAAGGTCAGCCTGCAAATTATGCTACGTACGTATGGTATAGAAGTGGAGTACCTATTAGCGGATTAGATCAATATAGTGGTGCATATGCGACTCAGTCTGCAGATATAGGAAATTCTATAACTTACACTGTAACATTATCTAATTATCTAGGTACAGTATCTTCAACGTCTTCAAATAGTGCTGTTGTATCCGCATAATTATCTGATCGTGCAATTGAGGTAAATAAAAGAAACGCTTAAACGCGTTTCTTTTACCATCTTCATAAGGAATAACATAAATGTCAAAAACTAATCCTGACCTTCAGGCAGCAATTGATACGCGTCTAGAAGAAGCTATGAAAACCCAGACATACAGGTTAACTTTAGCTACACAAAAAGAAAATGCTAGATTGAAATTATCAAATGATTTAACATTTGCTGTAAATGGTGGATCTTTTATTGTATCAATGGAACTTATTTCTTTTATCTCAATCTTAATAATGGCTGGGAAAAATGAAACTATTCTACTTGACATGCATCAAAACCCAATTCAAATTGACGATCTAAATGAGTTTGTTGAATCAATTATGAATGTGTATTTTGAGAGCACCAATACATTCTTTCTAGAATTTAATAAGCTACAAAAATTAAGAACTCCCAAGGCAATATTAGGAGTAAAATAATGTCAAGAGGCATTGTAATTTTTGGCGTTAATAATGAGCGAGTTGATTATGTTCAACTTGCTATTATGGCCGCATCATTTGTTAAAAAGAATATGCCCGGAACTGATGTGTGTTTAATATCAGATGAAAATTCGGTTGTTGTATCAGGTGGAAGAGATGAACTATTAAAAACATTTAGTCACATTCAAATAATTCCAGAGAATACAGTAGAGCAATTTGAAAACAAACGAGCATACAAAGACACTCAATACTACCACGTACTAGATCGATTCAGAAATGAAACTAGATCATTAGTATACAACCTATCTCCCTTTGAAGAAACATTATTAATTGATAGTGATTTTCTTATTATGAATAACAATCTTAGTAAGGTGTGGGGTAGTGTAGAAGAGGTTATGATCAATCATCAAGCTATAGGATTAGCACATAATCAATTACATGGACAAGAGTTTAGATTGAATCCATTTGGTATAAAAATGTACTGGGCTACCTTAATTTATTTTCGTAAGGGTGAAAAAGCTCAGACTCTTTTTAACTTGGTAGATCATATTAAAGATAATTGGGATTTTTATAAGCTAACATATGATTTTCCGAATTTACTATTTAGGAATGATTATGCATTTTCAATTGCCATTCATATCTTAAATGGATTTTTAGAGAATAGCAATTATGTTGTATCTCTTCCAGAACCAACTATTCTAAGCGCGTTAGATATAGATCAATTTTTTGACATTCAATCGCCAACTGAAATATGTTTATTTGCTAATGATATGAAAGAATCTTGGAAGTTCTCAGCAATTAAAACTAAAGGTTTAAATGTTCATTGTATGAATAAGCTTTCTTTGATTAATCATATGGACAAAATAATGGGAATACTAAATGAGTAAAGGTTATTTTACTATAGCTCAGGGACAGACATATCAGCGCCTTGCATATGCTTTAGCTTTATCACTAAAAATATCTCAGCCTACTGGATATAATTCACTTGCTATTGGTGTAACGCCTAAAGAATTGCCATTTGTTAATCCTAAGTATCTAGAAGTCTTTGATGCAGTAGTTCCAATTCCATGGAAAGATAGTGCTATTAATAGCTCATGGAAATTAGAGAATGAATGGAAAGCCATTCACATGACTCCTTATGACGAGACAATTAAATTAGATGCTGACATGTTATTCCCAGCAGATGTTAGTCATTGGTGGAAATACTTGGAACTTAGTGATGGCGTATTTGCTACACAAGCTCATACATATAGAGGTCATATAGCTGAGTCTGATTATTACAGAAAAACATTCACTGAAAACAATTTGCCAAATGTATATTCGGCTATGTTTTATTTTAAAAAGAATGATGTCAATTTTGAATTTTTCGAAATAGCAGAACATATTTTTAATAACTGGGAAAGATATTTTTATGATTTCTTGGCTACAGAAAATAGACCTAAGATAGTATCTACCGATGTAGTGTTCGCTATCGCAGCAAAAATTATGGACTATCAACAATATAATAAAACGCCACAGCTTCACTGTCCATCTTTTGTTCATATGAAGACTAGATTGCAGGATTGGCCTGACGATCAATTTATGTCTGAGGATTGGACTAAAATGATTCCTCATTATTTCGATAAGAGAGGTAATTTAAAAGTTGGAAATTATGCTCAGATATTACCATTTCATTATCACGTAAAAGATTTTATAACGGATAAAATTATAGAAAATATGGAAAAGAGGTTAGGCATATGAACATAATGGATTTTATTAATCAGCTAGTAACTGGGTCGGCTCAGTCTGAGCCGCCTGTAGTAGTTAAGTCTACTAATAAATTTTATGCGCATATTGATACTCAACAGATTTCTATATGCGCAATCTCTCCATCAGAATCCGATGATAGACATATTAGAAATGTAGAAATTGATAGTGAAACTGCAATTAAATTTTTATCTGGTGAGGAAGCTTTATCTGGCTGGGAAGTTTTAATTGCTGGTGAGGAATATAAAATTAGTAAAAATGTTAAAACTGGTAGAGCGGTTTATAATAGAGTTGAAATTCAACCTATTACTGAAGTTACTTGGCTAGAAGAATCTAAAAAGAAATTAACATCCGAGGACATCCTTATCAGCATAAGTCATAAGAATAAAACTGCTAGCATTCATTATGATGGTAGTAAAATCTCTAATTGGGCAAGACCTGCTAAATTATATTTTACTGGAGAAGGGGATCCATCATACCTGAAATGTGCATTTACCTTAGATATAAATATCATCAATGACATTATGGTAGCTAATAAATTATCTAGATGGCCGAATCCAATTATATTGCCGCTATCGGATACTACTGATATATCTGTCTACACAATTAAATCCAATCTTATTATAAATTTAAATCACATATGAAACATTCTATAAATGAATTTGACATTTTCTATCTGTCATACGATGAACCGCAAAAAGAAGAATTTTGGGCTAAACTTGTTGATATTTTTCCATGGGCACAGCGTATTGACGGAGTAAAAGGTTTTGATGCTGCCCATAAAGCCTGCGCCGATGCATCAACAACAGATAGATTTATCACTGTTGACGGAGATAATTTGGTATATCCGAACTTCTTAGATATTGAAATTGATATCCCAGATAAATTAGCTGATGCTTCTTTAAGTTGGGGTGCTAAGAATATTGTTAATGGATTATGTTATGGTAATGGTGGATTAAAACTCTGGACTAAAGAGTTTGTTCTTAAAATGAGAACGCATGAAGCTGCAACTAAGGATGAAGAGAAGGTTGATTTCTGTTGGGATGATAAATATGTTCAACTCAATAATACATATTCAGATACTTATATCAATGGTTCTCCATTCCAAGCCTTTAGAGCTGGATTTAGAGAAGGTGTTAAGATGACTTTAGATCGCGGTGTTAAAGCAGGAGAAGGAACAATATCTAAACACATGCATTCTAAAAATTATAATCGTCTGCTAATTTGGGCATCAATAGGCCAAGATGTAGAGAATGGAATTTGGGCAATCTATGGAACACGATTAGGAATATATCAAGCTAACATCAATAAAGATTTTGACATCGCACAAATATCAGACTATGATTGGTTTAAAAAATACTATCACGAAGAGATTGCTACTAAGTTCGTAAAAGATGGTGAGAAAAGATGTTGGAGAACTGGACAAGTTTGGAATGAGCACACATTAAAAGCTGCTTCTACTGCTCTACTTGAACCACTTAAGAAACAATTAGGAATGAATCTTGCGGATTTGGATGCAACTCAATCGCTATTCTTTAAAACCGTATATGAATCTCCGCGAAGAAATAACAATCCAGTAATGACGGAATCTGAAGCTGACAGACTTTAATAACATTTAAATAACTAAATTGTAACAGTTTTATATCAAAATGATAACAAAACTGTTACACTCTTTTTGTTTACATCCTGACGGTTTCATGATATAATGTATCTACAAACTGATTAACTTAGTTGGTTTGACTAAACTATTTAATTATTAAAGGATTGAAATGAAAAGCTATAAACTTAGTCTTGTTGCATTAAGCGTCGCTTCTGCAATCTTAGTAACTGGTTGTGGAGGTGGAGGTGGAGGTGGAACTTCTGGCCCAGTAACTCCCCCAGTAGTCGTTACTCCCGCGCCGATAGTCACACTTTCTTTTGCATCACCAAAAGCTAACGTGGGAACCCCAGATGTTCTGACTTGGACATCATCAAATGCTACATCTTGTACGGGATCAGATGGTTTGTCTGGATCATTGCTCACAGGAAATTCTACAACAATCACGCCAACAGTTGGTGGTGTTGCAAAATACACAGTATCTTGCACTGGTGCTGGAGGTAGCACTTCGAAAACCGTGGAACTTGTTACGCCAATCCCAGTTCAGAAAACTTCGTATTTGAATTTTAAGACAGTTAATCTCCCTGCGCAGACTGCCCCAATTAGTTCTACTTTTGTTGCTAATGAAGCTGTTACTTCTGGAATCGCTTATGGCGACTTCTTCCAAGATGGAACAATTTCAATGGTCGCTGCAACAAATGTGTTTAATGGGTCTGGAACATTCGGTTCAACTGATGCAGGTAGAATTTATTTCTTTCATACAGATGGCAAAGGTGGTTGGATAGACCAAACTGACAAAATTTTAAGTGCCAGTGATCGCACTGGATGTTTAAGTCCTCGTAAAGTTGTAGTGGCTGATTTTAATGGTGATGGAAAACCCGATTCATTTATTGTATGTCACGGTATTGATGGTGATATTAAACCTGGATTTTCTCAAGGTGAGCATCCACGATATATCTTAAGTCAATCAGATGGTACATACAAGAATATTGATGCTGGATTTAATTGTTATTGTCACGGTGCTGCGGCAGCAGATTTTAATGGTGATGGATTCGCTGATATTGTAGTTGCTAGTCCACCGGTTTTAGGTCGTGTTGTTTATCTAAAAAATAATAAAGATGGAACTTTCACGGATTCTCCTTCACTAATACCAGCAAGCACATTTAATAAAAGTATTTGGTCAATGGAATTTGTTGATGTGAACAGCGATGGCAAATTTGATTTGGCTATGTATGGATCTGAACACGGTAATGGTACGCCAGGTGGAATTACCTGGGATTGGCAGCCAACATTCTTTATTAATAGTGGAACAAATATCTTTTCAGATACTATGCAGCAAGTAAAAGCTCCATTTAGTTTAAATGGTGATGCTTTAGATATTATTGTAGGTAATGGAAAAATTGCTTTCACTAGAGCTGATAATAATCCTACTAAGAAATACCAAGTTCAAATTTTATCTTATCCTTCAATGACGCAGCTGAGTGTTACAGATATCGGAGCACTTGATTCCCCTTGGTTCAATCTTTATAACGGGAATATTGTTGGAATGTGGACATACAATAATTATTCGATATCTTTCTAAGATATTATTTTAAAATAAAGGACCTTCGGGTCCTTTATTTTTGGTCCGGTAATTGAGGTCTTAAATATCCTTCATATGAATGACAGTGTTTGTTTCTCCACCAAGAAGCAGTATCACAATAAATTGCTTTATACAACTTCCAATCATATTTGTCACTGGGTAATAAATTAAAAGTATCTCTAACGAATACGGTATCTATCACACGATCTAATTCTGAAGAACACATATCATCATCTGTTCCAAATAATTCTTCATTTATATTTTGCCTAAATGCGTTATATAAAACCACGTGACCATCAGCATTATGATTATTAAGTGCGTGCATTTTCAACAACTCTAATGTTACGTCATTAAAAATAGTTTTAAATTTTGAAATATGCGATTTATTAATGAAAAACATATGGTCTCCCATTCCATATATTTCAGAATGTCTGAACTGATTAGTTTTAAATGGCATTTCGGATATTAAACATTTTTTAATATCTTCCTTACTTGTGCACCAATAAAATCCATCAGGTCTAACTATCACATACTTATTATAATCATTTGGCACATTATAGAAAATTTGCTGCCATAAATAAACCATCCTACAGAAATTATTGATAGCTGATCCATCAGCATACACATTTCCAAATTCTGAATCCTTAATTACAAATGATTGCTTTATTCCAGCTTTCTTAATATAGTCATCCATTTTTTCTTGTCCCGCAGACTCCCAAGTTACTAAATAACGATCTGCTTCCCCCCAAATGGGTAATGACAATAAAGCAGCATCGTAATTTCTTAACATTCCAGAAATAACAACAGCAACTTTTTCGCTGTTAATACTCGTGTTCTTGACACCAACTTGTATATTCCATTTATCATTCATCGGCTCGCCATTATGATGAACAATAGCATTTATTCTTTTTGCTTCTTCCCAATACCAAGAATGCTTAGCACACAATTCAATAGAATTTTCTTCGCCACTTTCGAATCTATGAATATCAAAACTATTTAAACAATTTGGTGTAGGTAAAATATCTTTCACTATTGAATTAGTATATTCAAATAACCATTTATGAATATCGCCCTCAACAATTTTGCTTTTCCAATTGTTAAACATATCTTCAGTTATTAATTTTTCAATATTTTCTTGAGAAGATAAAAATAAAAAATCGCCCAATGATTGATTATTAATATCAGACCAAGCTGTCAATAATGAAGAATTTGAAAAATTATTAAGATCGGTTTTAAATCCTGAAAATGTATCGACGTCATTAACGAAAATATCCGGTCTAACTATCATTATCCAATCATAATGTTTCTTGGATTCCTTTATTAATTTAATACCATTAATCCACCGATTAATCATTTCTAAACCATAAGCTTTTGCCTCACCTAATTTTTCATCCTTTAAGTTACCTAAACTGATATTCACTGGTATTACAGGTAAAAGATCTTCCTTTATTTTGTCTAAATTAATATTTTGAAATACATCTACATTTAATCGTTTATTTAATACGTGAGATGTATCCCAAGTACTAAAGTAAACGTCAACATCTGGATCATCTAAAAACTTCATAGTTTTTCTGCAAGTTTTAAATGTCCTATATTCGCCAGAAATTAAAATTGCTACTCTAAATGTGTTTTCATATCTTTTAAAGAATCCTGAATCTCTGAGACTAAGAGCATCATTTACTATTTTTTCACCCCAAGCCGCAATTGGCCCATTAGTATCATTAAACTTTTCAACCCAATTTACTATTCCACAATCTCGCCATACGTCTTCAAGCTGCCTAACAGTCGCCCACGAATCACCATCTTTTGCCATCGATCTGCAGAAGGATACTTTCTCCCATTCACAAAGTTGATTTAATTCAAAAAAAATTCCATTAATAAATGTCGTCCACCATTTATGCCAATCTAATTCGTCTTCTTGATTTACCCACAGATCCACCGTTAAGGTTTCAGAAAGCTGCTTCATCTTGCCAAATGGCATTGCAAACATATTATCTTGTAGAAATGGTGTGCTCCCAGAATGCCAAGCCACCCGCATTTCATTTTCTTTTATATCTAATAATGAATTCAAATTGAAATTATTCTCTATATTGAAGTACAGGTCTGGCCTCATCACTAGAACATAGTCGTATTCAATGCCAGAATTTTTGATCATCGCAAATCCCGACAGCCATCTATGAATCATTTTGTCGTTGTATCGACGAGATACAAAGCATTCTTCCGGCTCAATCAGAATAGTTGCAGGAATCTTTAGATCATTCCGAACTCCGTCTTCTGTGATTGTGTCATTTATATCTAAATTTAATCGCTCATTCTTTACTATAGACTTGTCCCACGTGCTGACATATACGTCGACTCGTTCGTCATTAAGAAATGGCATTGTCTTTCGACAGATTGGGAAAGTACGATACTCTCCGGAGATTAGGATTGCTATTTTCATTTAATAAAAACCTTTTCCAAGCCCAGTCGCTTTAAGCGCCTCAGACAGTGCATGTTTATAATCGGTTTTATTTTTTGTTTCATCTGAAAGTTTTATTTTTGATATTAAATAATTAGTTGACTTTGATTCGTTATTTTCATAAAAATAAAAACCTAGCTTCTTATTCATTCTATCAGCCATAAATGAATATATTTCACGTTTTGTATTATATTCTTCATCAGAATTCGAATGATCTCTATTAGCTAAAAAAAAGAAAGCATCGTATTCATTAAATTTATCTGATAATCCATTTAGCACAGCACCATATACTTTTGCTGTTGACGATTTAGTTGTTCCACTATTAGTAGAAAAGGCTTTTTTGTCATCATCTATATCAGCTCTGTAGAAAGAAACTTCAGCAGTTCGTTTCCCAATTAGTTCCTTGAACCTATGATCTAGAGATTTTCTATCTATTTGAACATTAAATATGCCATCATTTATTTTAAATTGAGATAATTCAAACCTGCCGTTCCTCTGCCAAACTAATTGTTCAGTATGATCAAATATTTCCTGCAATTTCATAGGTTTAAACCTCAATAAATAGTTATACCGTATTTATAAGAGATAATTATGTCATCAAATCAAGATCGAATAGATAACCTGAAAAGAAAAGTTATCAAAATTAATTCAGTATCCCCAACATTCTGTACAGCTAAATGGTTAACTTCAACCACTACATTGTATAACGGGTTTACACATTCGTGTCATCACCCATCAGCACATAAAATTAATATAGCTGATTTAAAAAAATCTGCTACCGCACTACATAATACTCCTACTAAAATAAAAGCACGTCAGGATATGTTGGATGGTGTTCAGACAAAAGAATGTGATTACTGTTGGAACATTGAGAATTTAGAAGGTGAACATTTTTCTGATCGACATTATAAAACGGCATCTGATGGACAGGGTATTTGGTCCAGGTTCCAAGAAGTAGTTGATGTTAAGCTTGGTGAAGATATGAACCCAAGTTATCTAGAAGTTGCATTTGAGAACACCTGCAATTTTAAATGCACATACTGTTCCCCGGATGTATCTTCTAAATGGATGGATGAAGTATCTAGACATGGCGGATTTAAATTAGCTAATGGAAATATTCACCATGATTTAGATTGGCAAAAACGTTCAGGTAAATTTCCAATTCACTACAAAGAAGATAATCCCTACATTAATAAATTCTGGGAATGGTGGCCAGAACTATATAAAACTTTACACACATTCCGTATTACAGGTGGAGAACCTTTACTGTCAGAAAATACTTGGAAGATTTTAGATTACATTATTGATAATCCAAATCCAAATATGGATCTTAAAATTAGTATCAATACTAATATGGGTATCCCGAGGAAGCTTGTTGAAAAATTAGTAGAGAAAATTAATTTAATCCAAGGTAAGTGCAGGGATATTTCTATTTTTACTTCTGCAGAATCTGTAAAGGAACATGCAGAGTATTCTAGATTTGGTTTAGACTGGGAATTATATACTAGCAACATAAAGTATTTTATGGATCAAACCGCTAAACATAGAATTAGAATTAGCTTTATGACAACTGTAGATATTTTTGCATCTGCTTCATTTGATAAATTTCTAGAATATGTATGTGGAATTAGAAAGATTTATGATACAAATAGATCTGATTCTTTAGTTGGATTCCATGTAGCTTATTTGAGATGGCCACATCACCAACAAATTACATTATTAGATCCAAAACAGAAAGAAATCTTTGGTCAAAAAATGAAAGATGTTATTGTTAAACTTACAGAGGGTGGATCTGATTTAAATGGAAATTTATACATTGAGGAAATCGACCAGATAGAAAGGTTAGTTGAATGGATGAATTCTGAAACACCCGCGCAAGAGGAATACATAAATTTTGTGAATGTGTTTGATGAAATGGATAGACGCCGAAACACGAATCTTCTTAAAACATTTCCGCATTTGGATACTGTTTACAATATCGGACTAAACAATATTAACAAAAAGTAACATTAATTACTCCAGAGTAACACTTATAATTACTCTGGAGTAATAAAACTGTTACACTCTTTTTGCAAATAACTGTGTACTTTACTCAGGTTGCATGTTATAATATCATATAAATTGATTAAAGAGAGTTCTCAAAATGACAGACTTCTTCACTACAAATGGCAAATCTGGATATCCTTTACCGATAGTTACATTTGAAGCGACATTTATTGATTATACAAACTCTGACAGTTCTAACAGATTTGCAAAAATGGTTAGAGCTGAAGTTTTAACAGTGAATATTAATTCTGGTACTATACGTGTCAGAATTTTTAAAGAAGATTTGCCTCCCGCTGGTCAAGTAATGAATCAAGGTAGAGATGCTCAGGATATTTCAGCTCAATATTTCTTTGATCAATTCAGCATCAAGAAAGACTAAAATGTCAAACTATATTGAGTATCAAGTGGCGAAGTTGGCACTACCAAAATGTCCAGAAGATATAATGTCTATCCAGATAGTTTCTGGAAGTACAAAGACCAATTTTATTAATATTTCCGAAGAAGAATTAAATCAAATTGCAGCTATTTTAGTAAAGCGCTATGATGAAAAATAAACCAAAATATCCGTTGCCGATAGTTCTTTTTGAAAGTTATGAAAATCTTCCGAGATTTCCAGGTGAAGAACAGCGTAGAGGTAATATTCTTCTTAAAGGTGAAGTTTTAACAGTTAATATAAATGCCGGTTCAATGCGAGTCAGAATTCTTGATGGTGAAATTGCTGCTGGAACAAGGGATGTTAGTGCTTCATTTTTCTTTGATCAATTCTATATAAAAGATAAAAATGTCATATAAGCTTTTTATAGATGATGAACGATTTCCTCCAGGTTCTCAGCATCAGTGGATGATTGCTCGTTCTTCTGAAGAAGCAATTCGTATTGTTAGTTTACTTGGCATGCCAGAATTTATCAGCTTCGATCATGATTTAGGTGGAGATGATACTTCAATTGTTTTTGTTAAGTGGATGATTGAATGGGTTCTTGATTGTATAGAACAGGGTTGTGAAGATAAAATAAAATTGAGCTATTATGTTCATAGCCAAAATCCGGTTGGTAAGAAAAATATTGAAGGATTAATGGATTCCTTTTTAGAATTTATTGATGATCGTAGAGTGAAATGAGATCAGAATTTCAAAATGGCTATTGGATTTTATGTGGTGGAATTATTCCTAAGCGAGATGTAAAAATTGGACAGAAATGGTTTGCTTCTGAAACCTCTACTCCAGTTACAGTTACACAAATTACAGATGACAATGAGTGGGTAACTTACGAAAGTTCGATTCAACCATCTCATGAGAAAGATAATTTTTCTTTTCAATGTCGATATTGTTTAGTACTAGAATCTGCTGAAGTTCCGTTGGAGTATCGAAATGTTTAAGTGGTTAAAATGGTATTTTGTTACAACTAAACAATGTGAACATAACAAAACCCAATGGTACATGATAAATTGTGGAATGGGCAAAGCAGAATATTGTGATGACTGTGGTAAATGTATAAGAATAATTTAAGAAAGAAATAAAATGATCAAAATTAATAACATCAATGAATTCCGCGAACAAGTAAAGCATCGCGAAGAAATCCGTGAAAACACTATAGGCAGAGATTTAAATTCTTTTTGCTATATGATCTCTTCAGAAGGTACTTTTGACAATAATGCTTTGCGTGAATGCCGTGGTATTGTTTTCAATACTGTAACAGGTCAAGTAGTATCTCGTCCACTACATAAATTCTTCAATGTAAATGAACGCGCTGAAACTCGAGTTGAAAATCTTGATTGGTCTAAAGTTACTCGTGTTATGGACAAACGTGATGGTTCCATGATTCATACTGTTATTACTGATGATGGTTTTAAGTTGAAGTCTAAGAAGACTTTTGATTCTGAAGTTGCTAAGTCTGCTTCTGCATGGCTTGAAACTCCAGAAGGTGCTTCAGCAAAGCGTGTATGTCAGTATGCAACTTCGCATAATCTTACTGCTATTTTTGAGTGGACAGCCCCAGATGCACGAATCGTTCTTTTCTACCCAGAAAAGAAATTGACTCTGTTACATATCCGCGACAATGTTACTGGTGATTATTTTCCATATCATAAATTGGAACTGATAAAGTCAATGACTGATGTTGAAATAGTGTTTGATTTAGTTACTGAATATGGTGTCACTGGAACTGATTTGCTAGAACAAGCAAAAACTGAAGAAGGTATTGAAGGTTGGGTAGTTCAGTTCGAAGATGGTAACATGGTAAAAATCAAAACTGATTGGTATATGCTGCGTCACCGCGCTATGACTTTCATTCGTGAACGTGATATCGCTATGCTTGCTATCGAAGAAGGTTTGGATGACATGAAGGCAATGTTAGTTGGCGATGGTATTGATATCTCTGATATCCTTAATATCGAAAATGATGTTGTAACTGTTTTGAATGTTCTTGCTCATTCAGTTGATACTATTGTTCAAGAAGATGGGCGAATGATTCGTAAAGACTTTGCTATTAAGCATAAAGAACATCCGCATTTTGGTTTGCTTATGGCAAAGTTTGTAGGTCATGATCCAGACTTCAAGGCATATTTTGAAAAGAATGTACTTCGTGAACGTTATACTCTGCGCCAATTGGTACTAGTACCTTCTGTTGCAGAAGTTGATTAACATGACTGAAACATTATTCGATGTTTACATGCGCTCAAAGGAAGAAGCTCTAGAGCTAGCCTTTGAGATGCAGAGTAAAGAGTGTCCATATGAAAAGGATATTCTTCAAATATGGTCAGCGACTTTAGGTACAGATCTTCAAACATCTTATGCACGCAGTAGATGGGCAACTCGAGAAGAAATAGCAACTCGAAAATATAAGATGGGTTTTAGTTCAGCAAATCGATTTACATTTGATTGGCTAGATGCACTTTATGACCCTAAAACTTTTAAACAGATTCCAAATATTACAGGTAAAAGAATGTTAAACGGCTACGTAAAAATTTCAGATTTAAATAGCAACACTGTTTATTACATTATTGAAAATGTTTTCAATAAAACATTTCATGCAGATGCTAAAGTCTTCTTGGAATGTCCGATGATGATGCGGGTTGAACATTCTGATTTTGTTATCGTTAAGGGAAATGAATTTCTTAAAACAAGAATTCAGTTAACGGATATGGTTGAAAAATGCCTAGCTGGTAGTGTCAAAAACCCGAAAGAATTAAAGTCGGATATTGTTAAGGTTGAGGAATATAGAGGTTGGAAGATTTCAATTAAAGACAATTTTAATTATCCAACTTATAAATTTGAGTGGAATATTACTAAAGGGGTACTCAATTTCAATGATCCTACTTCTGCACAAAATATCGAAACTTCTGTTCTCTGGGCAAAAGAACGAATTGATTATTTTGAGGATGAGCAATGAAAGTAAGTGAACGTAAAGAGGGGATGCTTTTAGGACCAAATGAAAAGCATCACCCTAATAAAAATGAATCAAAAGAACTTCGCCGCTTAATGCAGAAGTCAGGTGAGACAGAAGACCAAGTTCGTGCGAAGAAAGAAAATCGAATCAAATTATCAACCGCGCAGAAACCAAAAGAATCAAATGATGAATCAATTAACAAGAGATATAAATTTCTAGTTAAGCGTGCTAAACATCGCATCGCAAAATATTTAAATGTCAATGTTTGGGATGAACAAGTTGAAATCGAAATGAAAGAAAGCAATTCATTTAGAGGATCAAAGTACGATAGTTGCTGGTATGAAGCTGGCGGCAATTACAGATACCGTTAATCCCAGTTTACAATTTATTAAACCTGTGATATAATTATATCTTACAAAGATGAAAGAATAATATGGACTTCAGAAAACTAGTTACCATCAAAAATATTGATGCTCTTAACCCAATTCCTGATGCAGATGCAATCGAGGTTGCAACTATTGGCGGCTGGAAAGTTGTTGTTAAGAAGGGTGAATTTAAAGTTGGAGACAAGTGTATCTACTTTGAAATTGATTCTTTTTTGCCGAAGTCTGATTTGCGTTTCGAATTCTTAATGAATCATGGTGTACGAATGTTCGAGGGAGTTGAAGGACATGTTCTTCGTACTGTTAGACTTCGTGGTCAGATTAGTCAGGGTCTAGCATTACCAGTTCAAAGTTTTATTGGCGATTTTGCTGGAAGTAAATTTGATGAAGGCCAAGAACTTTGCGAATTTTTCTTCCCAGGAAATGATTTAACTGATTTTCTGAATATTAAAAAGTGGGAACCTACTATTCCGCCAAATATGGCTGGACAAGTTAAAGGTGCTTTCCCGAGCTTCATGATTAAAACAGATCAAGAACGTTGCCAGAATCTTATTGACGAAATCTTTATCGAAAATAAAGATTCACGTTATGAAGTGTCTATGAAAATGGATGGTGCTTCTGTTACTTTCTACACAAAAGGCGGAGAGTCTGGTGTATGTAGCCGAAATCTAGAATTGAAAGTGCATGAAGAAAATAAAGATAATACTTTAATTAAATTATTTGTTGATTCTGGTTTACAACGATGCTTTGGCGAAATGAGCGACGTAGTTGCGATGGCCATTCAAGGTGAAATGATGGGTCCTGGTATTCAAGGTAACCCAGAAAAATTCACTAAGCCGCAATTTTTTGTTTTTGATATGCAGAACATTCATTCACTTGAACAGTTAACCTCTGTTGAGAGATCGAGTATTTTAAGCGATCTAGCAGATCACGGTTGTATTCTGCAACATGTACCTGTTCTTCATCGTGGTGTTACTCTTGCCGATTTAGGTATTACAAACTGCGAAGAGCTGTTAAAGTTCGCAGAAGGAAAGAGTCTAGTTGGCCCAATCAGAGAAGGATTGGTTTTCAAACGTATGGATGGACAATTTAGCTTCAAAGCTATCAGCAATGAATTTTTAAGAAAGAAGAAAGACTAACATGGACAGTATGAGTAGAAAAGAACGAATACAACTTAAGGCAAAAATAGTATTAACTGTAGGTTCGTTAATTTTGCTCATTTCTGTCTGTACTTTTGCTATTGTTATGTCAAAAATCTGATTTAAACACTGCTAAAATATAGCTATAAATATTTTATGCAAATAGATTATGGTGATATGAATGGCAGCAATTGAATTTAAATATCAAACAATGTTCACCTGCAGTGTTCCTGCAGGTGTTATTGTTGTGAAGGATTTTAGTGAAATTATTTCGTCAAATGAAAGATTATCATCAGACGAAATAGTTCAAACTATTAAACTTTCATTTGAAAATGCTGATATACGAGTAGATGATTTAATCATGTCAGCTGACATGGGGCATTGCGACGTGTATATATCAGGAGAAGATTTTTATATTAGAGTAATTATTAGAGTTCGGGCGAGTTTGGTTGTAGGCGATTTAATTTTCAAATTAGATGAGTTGGACATTTAATGCTCGATATTATTTTCATAAGTTATGATGAGGCGAATGCCGATAAAAATTTTGCTACATTACGAAACCGATTTCCGTATGCGAAAAGAGTTCATGGAGTAAAGGGCATTGCAAATGCGCATCTAGCCGCATCAAAGAAAGCTAATACTAAATTTTTCTATGTCGTTGATGGAGACTCAGAAGTATTAAGTACATTTGATTTTTCATTTAAGCCAGAAGTATGGGATGAAAATTATGTACATATTTGGCACGCATTTAATCCAGCTATTGGTATAGATTATGGTTATGGTGGTATAAAACTATTCAATAAATCATTCTTTAAAAATATAGATATCAATAATCTAGACTTCTCTACAACACTCACGAGTGATATAAAAATCATTGATGAGATAGCAAGCATAACTAACTTCAATTCAGATTCGCTTAGAGCTTTTAGAGGGGCTTTTAGAGAAGCAGTAAAATTAACCCTAACTATTGAAAATAAAAACAAGTCTAAATCAGAAATAGCTGAGGCAAAAGAGAGATTAAAATGCTGGCAAAAACCCAAACATGATTGTAGATTTGAAAAGCTAATTATATCGGGCGTGTATCATGGTATAAAAGCTGCATCCAAATCTAATAAAAGTTTTGCCGACGTAATGTACATTAATAATATGGAATCTTTTAATTCCATTATTAGAGAATATCATGCAAATGTTTTCGATGATACACTCGACCCAACACCAAGAGAAGGTAATCCTATGAAGCACGAATTTTTCTTTACTGCCAGAATAGCAGGAATTCTTTATGATCCGTATGTTAAAGAACATTTACCACTTAGCGAATTAAGAGATGCAATTTCTGATGGACAGTTATTAAGTAAAAATTGGCTAGTAGAAATATTAGTGGATCTTTTAGATAAGAAAACAATAAAACTATCCGAAGGAAAGGAATTAAAAGTTGCTATTCTTGGAGGTTGGCTGGGCACTCTGGCTCTAATGATTAATGTTAGAGAGCTGCCATTTAAAGTTACAAGTATAGACTTAGATGGAAGAGCAAATACAATCGCAGAAAAATTAAACTACGATTTTAATTTCAATACCTCTAATGAAGATATGTATAATGTAGATTATAGCAAGTATGATATTATTATCAATACAGCATCGGAGCATATCCCTAGTATATCAGAATGGAGATCATTAATACCAGATGGTAAAATTATTATTGTCCAAAATAACAATTTTCTTGAAGGTGAAGGACATATCTCAAATGTAGAAAACTCTGCTCAACTTGGTGAGCTTTTAAACTTGAGAGAATTACTTTATGAAGGTACGAGAAGATTTAAACAGTACGATAGATATATGCTGATTGGTAGAACCTAGTTTACTTTGTCTTCCTGATGTTATATAATATCTTATAACCTAGGAGCATCAAATGGAACTACGTCTTTATTCTTTTGTCAATTATTATCTTTCGAGTATCCAACAAGGCATTCAAACAGGTCATGTTGCTGTTGATCTAGTTAGAAAATATACTAAAGATGATTCACACCCAATTCATCAAATCGATTTCGTAGAAGATTGGGCTGATAATCATAAAACATTCATTACCTTAAATGGTGGTAATAATGATGGTATCCGGGAAGCTTCAGAAATTGTAGTTCGTTCTGGTTTGCCATTTGCTTTCTTCCGTGAAGATGAGCAATCGCTTGGTGGAATACTTACTAGTTGTGCAGTAATTGTCCCTGATTATATCTTCAATGCCAAGTTTGACAAAGAGGCATCAGCAACTTGGAAAGATACTTATTATGTTTATGATAATGGCGATTCACGTCTGATTAGTTATAGTCCGATTCATCCATCATATGAGATAATTCATTTGCTTAGAAATTCAAGGTTGGCATCATGATTAAGAAACTAATTAATTGGTCGCTAGAACATGATGTTATGTTTAAATTTTTAATCGTGCAATTAATTGTTGCTTTATTAGCATTTGGGTATTATGCTTTCAATCACAAGCCCACAGAAAATATTCCGGTAGAAAACAATTCACGACAAGATATAGCAACAGATATAGTACTTGACGCTGTCGCTAGAGCTCATCAAGGAGCTAAAAAAATCTGCTTCAATGAATGGTTTTTTAAGTCTAATATTAAAACTGCACAATTTTATTTGTATTATCCTATACTTTTGTCAGGTGAAAAAGATCCAGAAGGACAAGAATATTTTCATGGATGGTATTATTTCGAAGTTAAAGAACATGAATTTTATGAATCAAATAATAATACTAGATTCATAACAGATTACCCAAATGATAGGTATGTTAAAATTTATCCAAAAACGGAAGGGTTACTTTGCAAGGAGCAAACATGACATATATAGTTGGATTATTCGGTACACATGGCACCGGAAAAAGTACAGTTTTAAAAGGAGCACGTTGGGCTGGCGTTAATATTCAAGACGTTTCCTTATCACGAGCTGCACAAGCTGCTTTAGGATGGACTGAATTATCTGAAGCTGAAAAGTCTGTAGAAAATATGTGGGCACTTCAAGATGCTATTCTTGCTGCCATGTATGATAGGGATACAGAGATAAATAAATCTCAGATACTTACTCTAGTTGAAAGAACTCCTGCGGATATGTGGGCATACACTGAAATGTGGTGCAAGAGATTAGGTATTGATTTCGTAAATGATAGACGAGCCATCAGTTATAAAAATCAATGTCGTGTGTTAGCATCAAATTATAGACTGTTTATTCAAGTCCCAATGACAGAAGAAGTTGCATTTGTTGCTGAGCCTAATAGAGCAGATCTAGCATCAAGAGTAGATGCAGAAATAGCTATGCAGGAATTTGTATTATCAGGTGGTTTAACAATGTACCGATTGGGAACTACAGGCAAGAATAATCGGGTAAATGAAGCAGTAATGGCAATCGTACAGGCAAATAATTATAATGACTAAGAAAATCACAAAACAAATAACTCCATCATTTGGCTTATGCCTTGATTGGGAAACTTCTGGTGCTCTATGGGGTGGCGATTCTACTAAGGATTTCCAAGGTATCTCTTTTGGTGCAATTATATTCGACACGGCAACATTCGACCCAGTTGAAAAATTATATCAAGAGATCAAATTTGATTCTTCTAAGTATAAGTGGAATGATAGTGCAGAAGCGATTCATGGACTCTCTCGTGAATACTTGGAAGCTAATGGCGTAAGTCAGATTGATGCGGCTACTGCTTTAGCAGAACTTATTCTGAAATACTTTGGCGATACTAAAGTTATGTTCCTCGGACATAATACAGAATTTGATAGACGATTCACTAATCAGTTAATGAATGCTATTGAGATTGAATTCTCTGTAGAGAAGCAGACGGTATTCGATAGCTGGATTCAACTTCACCACGTTGTTCTCGACACCTCATCTACGGGCTTTATTGCTTTAGGCCTATTTAAATCTGATCTTTTGTTTGGAAAAATTGGATTTGAAGATCGTGGAGCACATAATGCTTTAGCCGATGCAGAACAAACATTGGGCACATGTAAGGCTATCCGTGAAATGATGAAAATTGCAATGGGTGAATGATGTTTAATTATTTGTGGGGAGCAGTTTCTCCTAATGATCCTAATAGAAATTATCCTCTTAGATATCATACAGAAGAACAAGCCAAATCTCATGCTGATACTATGACGAAACTCGTAGAAGATACATGGGATGAAAATCCTAACAATCTGTGGAATAAAGAATACTGGAAAGTAAAACCTCTTCCATGGATCTATTTTAAATTGGATAAGCAATGACAGATCAAACCTACGTATTTGAATCAGTAGAAGTTAAAAAGACTGGTAGGACAGCTAAACGAGAAATGAAACTTCCTAATGGTAAAGTACATAATACTTCTACAATGGTAGAAATTACACCAGTTGATACAGAATTAGGCTGGAAGAAATGGGTGGATGCTGCTCATTTATTTGTAGTTGAAATAAAGGATGAAAATGAAGTCAACTAAATACTATCAAGTAACAAACTTTCAATTATTTGTTATGTCTATTTTAATAGGCATTATCGCTGGAGCACTAATCACAATAAATACATCAGTACAGGAGTATCTACAACTTCCACTGATAACACTATCTGCCGATGGTAAATGTGCCATTGTTGCAAATTTTAAAAATGGTGAAGCTTTCACATGTAGTGACGTAGATGTAATCCTTAGAAAATATAGGACTAAGAAAAACTAATGTCAAACTACACTACATATCAATGTACAATTTGTCGAAGAAGTAAAGATTTCGTAACAGATAATACACGCGCTATGCCAAATGGGTGCAGCATCACAAAGGGATGCGATGGTAGGATGTTCATTATAGGCTCTAAAGATATTCAGGATGCAGTGACACCGGTTGCAGGATTAACAGATTGGTATCCTAGAGGCCAAAAGATTGTAGTGACTCCAATCCCTGTAGCAAATGAAACTATATCTTTAGCCTGCAATAATAGTGGTGCTATAACAATTGCAATTAAAATGTCTGTGGCTGAAGCTAATGCTAATAGCATATTAAAAATGAAACTTATTCAAACTAGAGTTGAAAATGTTTCATCACAGACGTTTTTATACAAAATTATAACATCAACAGTCTTGATTACTGGAAAAGATTCTACTGGTAAAATTTTAAGATTTAATCAATTAGCAATAGATGAAGGAAGAGTATTTGTTCGGGTGGATGGTGTACTTAGAAATATGGGTGCAAGTTCAACTGAATATTCTTTAACACCCAATTCAATAAATTTCAATACTGCTTTGAACATTGGATCAATAGTCGATGTAGCTGTATATTCAGAAAAGGGAACTATTGACCGAGTTCTTACATTTACCCAGCATGATGCAAACATTGATAATAATTATGGTGCTTGGGGTAATATTAGATATCTAGAAGAATATAATTCTTCTATGAATTTAAGTATTGATAAATGGTGGATTTATACTTGCTCAGAAATCAATTCGATAAATTATTCATCTTCAATACGATTAGATGGAATTTTTGAAATAGATGAGACTACTCCATTTAGGATTGATGATGCGCTTAATAGTGTTAGATTTTTAATCTCAGCACCCGCACATGAAAATACTGACAGATATTTAAATTTTTATATTGACTGTATAGATTTGCACAATGAATTTTTAATCACATCTGTATTTGAAAATATTAATACTTTATATGCTGATGGGAAATCATTGAGAGAACTTTTTCCAACTTTCCAAATCATAGATAATTTAGTACCTTCACTATCCGCATATCTAAAAGCAGATGTTTTTATCCCATCTACTTCACAGATTCAAACGGATTCACCAGCAATTTTACTATCAGGAAATAAGACTATAGGACCTATATGATTGCCAATACTGTATTTGATAGTTTTTACATTGCTGAGTTTGAGGGCGAAGCTATAAAAGATTTCATATGTGGTGATTTTGATATAGCTCAAATTGCATTTGCTTCAGCACCGTTTTCTTCTGATTTAGCAGCTTCAATAGCTTTAGATTCGTTCATCAATGATGTTGCACTTAATATAGATGGTGATTATCATGCAGATGTCAAGATGGATTATAATCCAGTATTCTTTCCGACTATTAAACAGAAAGAATTAACATTAGAAGAAGAGTTAGATCTAGAAACTCTCCAAGAAGAAGCAGATAAATCTTCTGATCCTCAGCATATAGCAGTTATCTTAACACGTTTATTTGATCCTATGGGTGATTTTATTGAGTCACGAATAACTATCACTGCCGAAAATTTTAAAATGATTGGGAAAATAGGAGTGAATCCTGATGAGTTTTTAGCAAGCCTTGGCGAAATTAAAAAAGAGGAAATGAATATGTTTATATCTGCCAGGCCACCATGTTTAACTATGGGGATTCACTAAATGGATATCATATATGCGGTTAATTATCTGGTAAAAATTGACGAAACTTCTGCATTTTTTAATTCGGGATTTTTTGAAGATCATACGAAAAATTGCAACGAGATGATTATTACATCAAAACCGTTTTATGATTTTGAAGCTTGTAAAAATTCTCTTACTAAATTAATGGTAGAACTAAGCTCAAAAGAATCCCAATCGACGGGTAAAAATCACGTCATCGTTAGTAAAATTAATCCTAGAATTAAAACAACTCAAGTAAATGTTGAGGATAAAGATGTGTGGGATAAATCTACACTAGCAAAAGTTTACGCAGCAGATGCTGATCAACTTAAAGAATCAAAGCTAGTTGCCTGCATTGTAGGTCACATCACCATCAATCACAGAATCACAAATGAACTAAACAAAGAAAAAGTAATCGTATTACAATAACTGATTCAAGTTTCATATTAACGTAGTTATGATATAATATCATAGTAGCATATCCATCCTTAAAAATATCGGAGAAATAAAATGGCAAAAAACCAAATGGTTGTACCTGGCGGCAAAAAACAATTTGTAGATATCGCAACGCTATTAGCTAATAAAGCTGATCGTGCAAAATTGCAAAACTATATCGACGAAGTAGTTCGATGCAAAACAAAGATTTTAGATCAAAATGAATCTATTAAAACTTTACGAGATGCGGCAGTTGAAGAATTGGGTATCCAACCTAAAATGTTTAGTTCACTTGTAAGTCTATTCTTCAATAATAATTTTGAAGAAAAATTAGATGAGCTTACCCGTCTTGAAAATGCAATTACTGCATTGATGCAGACAGGACCGGTCTTATCGATGAACAACCAAAAAGCAGATAACGAAGAAGAATAATTATGTCTAAGAAGCTAATCTTTACAGTGGAATTTACCATTGATGATGCAAATATTTCAAGTGAAGACTTAGCTACTAGAGGCCTTGAAATCAAAAGCGAGATTGAATCCGTATTAGTTAGTAATAAAATGTCTACAGAGATGTGGAGATACGGAACGTTTCAAGATGCAGAAGTTGTTGGAATGGAATTAAAGGAAAAATATGACACAAGACAATAATAATTATGTTGCTGCTTGGCATGATTATAAAACAGATAAAGTTGTTGTATTAGAACGAGATGCTAGTGGGAAGATGTATCGTAAGCGCTATAATTCCCCATATTATTTTTATGTGCCGGATGAAGAAGGGGAATACACTTCTATATTTGGTGATAAATTATCTAAGTTAGCTTTTGACACTAAGCAGGATTTTGATGCTGCTAAAAGTGCTGAGCCTAAAAAATTCGAATCCGATTTTACGCCACTAAAACGAATCTTAATGGATGTTTATTACAAACGTCCTGCACCACCAATCTATTATGCCTTCTTGGATATTGAGGTTGATTATGCACAAAAATTAGGATTTGCTGGTCCAACTAATCCATATGCTATTATTAATGCCGTCACGGTTTATCAGTCTTGGACTGGTAAATTTTTAACTGGTGTGGTTCCACCATTAGTTGATATTACTAATGAAGATGGAAGTATAACACAGATTTTGTGGACTAAGATACCAGGTAATACTGTTGCTAAATTATATGATGAAATAAATTCATTAATAGCGGCAAAAGAATTGCGTGCTGGTTTTATTCCTGAAATAGTAATTTATAATACTGAAGCTGAATTAATGCAATTCATGCTTAATGCTATTGTTGAAGCAGATATTATATCCGGTTGGAATTCTACATTTTACGATATTCCATATATTGCTGAAAGATTGCTGCTTCTTGGCGGCGAACAATTAATGCAGCGATTAGAACATGTTGGTGTTCGTGCTCCACGCAAAGAAATGGTTAATCGTTTTGGTACAGAAGAAATTACATATAAATTCCAAGGTCGTGCCCACTTAGATTACATGGAGTTATTTAAAAAGTTTACTTTTGAAGGTCGTGTATCTTATGCACTTGGAAATATTCTTCAAGAAGAAGTTGGTGTTGGTAAATTAGATTTCGATGGTACATTGGAAGAATTATACCATAATGAATTTCCAAAATTTGTAGCATATAACTTTAGAGATGTTGACGGATTAGTTCAATTAGATTCTAAATTTAAATTCATGGCTATTGCAAATCAAATGGCACATGAAAATACGGTCAATTTTGAGGCAACACTTGGTACTGTAGCATATGTAGAAACTGGTATTGCTAATCATGCTCACTACGAATTAAATAAAATTGTTCCAGATAAAAATATCATTAAAAACAAAAAAGTTGAGGGTGCTATAGTTTTAACACCAACAATTGGATTGCATGAATGGATTGGATCAGTAGATATTAATTCACTATATCCAAATACAATTCGATCATTAAATATTTCTCCAGAAAAGATTATTGGTCAATTTGAAATTCATGGAACTAATGATGAGAAAGAACAGGCATGGAAAGATATTGCTGGTTTATCTTATGATTCACATCCGGAAACAAATCATACTTTATTCTTAGAATCTGGCGAACAGTTATTAATGACAGGTGTGGAGTGGAAAAAGTTGTTAGTTGATAATAAGTGGGCAATTTCTGCTTATGGAACAGTATTCGATCAATCATGCGGTAAGGGTGTTGTTGCTGATATTCTTGGTTACTGGTATGATGAACGTAAACGTCTTCAAGCTGAAAAGAAAAAGTATGCCAAATTAGCTAAAGCGGAAAAAGATCCTATTAAGAAAGCTGAATATGAAAAGCTAGAAGAACAGTTTGACTTGCTTCAGCTTACTAAAAAGATCTCAATGAATTCTCTTTATGGAGCTTTATTGAATGCAGCTTTTAGATTTGGTGACGAACGAATGGGAGCATCTACAACCGGTACTGGTCGAGCAATTACTACTCACATGCTTTATACTATCGAAGAATTAGCTACTGGAAAAGCAAAACGATATGCTAAAGTATTAGGTGTAGAAAAAGTAAAACTGGATAAAGATAATAATGAAATTTTTAGTAATGGTATGTTTTACATGCTTAAACGTAACCAGTGGGATAAAAATAGAAAACTATTTTTAAACAAAAATGCTCAACCACCAGAAGATTTTGAAGATTTTGAAGCAATCATTTACGGTGATACCGATTCTGCCTACTTCCACACTAATGCTACAAATAAAGAAGATGCAATTTTAATAGCTGATGAGATTGCAACTCTAACAAATAACACGTTTCCTAAGTTCATGATTGATGCTTTTAATTGTCAGCCAGAATTTAATGGCTTGATTAAAGCTGGTAGAGAACTTGTTGGCGAACGCGGTTTATTTCAAGCTAAAAAGAAGTATATTATTAAGGTTGTTGACTTAGAAGGTTTTGCTGTTGATAAAATGAAGTCAATGGGATCAGAAATTAAGAAAGCTGATACACCAAAAATCATTCAGAAGTTTCTTAAAGAAACAATGGATAAAATTTTAAGTGGTATTAAGTATCCTGAAGTTGCAACATTTGTTAATCAGCAACGCAAAACGGTTCTTAAGAACAAACTGAATGTCTTCCAATTGGGGGTTGCAAAACAAGTAAATAATCTTGATAAGTACACCGCTGAATATTTGAACCCCGGTTCGATGACAACAATCAATCCAGCAACAGGTAAAGATAAAAAATTAACTATTACTGGACAGGCTAGAGCAGCATGTAATTACAATTACTTGCTAAATGAATTAGAACCAGGAGCTAAACCAGTTTCTGCAGGTGATAAAATTCTAATTTATTATTTGAAGCCGAATGATTATGGATTTAAATCTATTGGATTCCCAGCTGAGATATCCCATTTTCCTGAGTGGTTTATAGAAAATTTTGCAGTTGATATCAGTTTAACAGAAGATAAAATGTTTGACAGTAAATTAGAAGGTATTTTTAACGCGCTTGGTGAAGATGTTCCTTCACCGCAATCAGTTTTAACAAACAGTATTTTGGATTTTTAAAATGAAACTTACAACTAAAGACACAGCAGCACTAAATGCTTTACTATTCACATGCAACATCTGTGATTTTGAATCGGTTATTATTGAGAATGGGATAGCTAGAGCAGCAAATGAATCTAAAACATGTGCATTCATTTCTGATTTTGAGATTCCAAATTTCTCTCAGACTATAGGACTGACAAGAATAAGTGCTTTGCGTCAGCGACTAGATATTTTTGCTGGTAATAATAACACAGAAATAGATGCCAAAGAATCTGACAAGGGTGAAATTAGTTCTTTAGAGATTTCAGCAGGAAAGAATAAAGTTCAATTCCGCTGCACATCTACGCAGTTAATTAAAGCGCCGAAAAGTATTAATGGCAATTTAGTAAATCGTGTTGGTGTAAAGAAAGAAGAACTGAAAATGGTATTCAGTGCTATCAAAGCAATGGGTGCTAAGAAGATTCTTCTTACTATCAGACAGAATGGCGAAGTTTCATTTAGAGTATCAGATGCAACAAATGACGATTTTGTTGTCTCATTAGATGAAAAAGTTCAGCGGCTGAGTGATGAATCAATGGATTCTACTGCTCATTATTATGATGCTGCAATCTTTTCGAATGTATTTAAGCCGAGCTATGATGAATTTTCTGTTATTTCTTTTGATGTGGGTGATGTAGGTATCATTCAATTAAAAGTAAATGGACACAACGTAGTTCTAATCCCACAAATTAACGAAGATGAGGACGATTAATATGCAAGAACCAACACGAGCAAGTGATCAAACAACTGACATGATGATGGCCAAGAATGCAGGAGATAAATTAGTAGCAGCATTGGCTGAATTATCTAAATGGAAGATGGAAATATCATGCGAAGTGGAACATGATTTAAATCTTAGAATCACTGTGCGTAAGCATGATGGTTCTGGATTAATTAAAGTTCTAACTAAAGACCAAGTATTGTATTTTGTTGATGATAGCCAGGCATTTGTTCAACAGCTGGCTTGGGAAATTTTTGAGATGCTTCTTAAAGATCAGATCGTTAAATTTTTAAGTGATCCTATAACCAAAGCAATGGCAAACATTACTATGATAGTGAGCAAATCACCATGAAAAGAAAATTTCTAATATGGCTTCAAGAATGGTTAGTAAGAAATTCTAAGACTCCTTGGTCGTGCTTTGAGACAGGTGGACCAGATAGTGAAGGTCGATTAGAATTTTCTATTAGCTGGAATAAAGCATTTATTAACAATCTTCATAATCATGGTATTCAAGAATTGAATGATGAGCAGACTGTTCAAATGTTCTTTATTCAGTCAAGAATGCTGCCAGAAGAACTTATTGATGATCAAGATACAGTTAATCCAGCTGAGATGCCTAACTTAACAAATGAAGCAAATACGTTGAGGCGTTAATGGTTAATCCAGATAGAGTAAAATCTAGAAAGATTATGGAAGACATGGTCAATAGTAACTAGAGAGCTGATGTTAATATTATTTTGAATAATCTGCTAGCTCGTGTTACTGAATTATCACCTCATGAATTGGTTGGCGCATTACGATGTGGTGCTGCTATTACTAGAAAATCAGCTGAACATACAGCACTATTAATAGCAGGACGAAAACATCTCTTAGCACATCATCCCAAAGAGCAAGTAGATAGCTGGTTAATTGGGTTAGATAGACCTTAAATAAGGAATTTTTAAAATGAAAAACTTTTTACCATTTGGCAGACTGCTTGGTTGGTCTAAAAGCACTTACATGCAGGAAAATCCAGGGCATAAGGTGGTTTTTAATGGCAATATCTGTACTAAATCTAGTGGTAAGATTTGGTATGGTGATTTAGATCTAACAATAGATAATGAAGCTTTAGAAGCTCTTGCAAAATCTGTCGGTGAACCAATTTATATTCTCAATGAACATGATGGACGATTTGATCGAGCAAAGAATCCTTTGCTCGAGATGGCAGTTAAAATAATTAAAGGTTAAAACATGACTGAAACAACAATACATTCTCAATATTATATTGATGACGAAGAAACATCAGTAGAAGAAATACAATTTATCTGTTCTAAGATTATGGATATGTTAAAGCAAGATGCTTTTGATTTCATGATGGGTAGTGAAGGCTCTCATTCTGATTATGATCAGTGTGTCCAAAATGTAGACTCCATGCTGGGTGACATGGTGAATAATATAACTAATTATAAAACCATTGCTTTAGCCTGTCATCTTAGATATACTTTTAACATAAAAGAAAAATTAAATAATTGGGATTCATTATTATTTGCCAGTATTAAACTTTCAAATGAACGAAAATGTGATACCGATTCAATGTTTATGGGGTTATCATCTTCGAGAAGTTTGAAATATATTATGCCAATAGAACAAAAAGATTCAATAGGCGTAATACAGCTGAACGCAGTTTAAAATAATTTTCCGGCATGATATAATATCATATAGGAGCAAATTAAAATGATGATTGTAGACTTACAGAGATTACAGGAAGCAGTGGATTATATTACTATCGTTAATTCAGTTGATTTAGATCAGATTGAATGGCGTAGAGATAATAAACAGGTTCATATAGAACCAGAGCTGATTGAAGAATGGAAATTCATTGGTTTAACTAATGTTACTTTTGCTAGAAATTATCCGCAACTAATTAAGGATACAGAATGATTCCCACCGAAGCAACTCTGCAGCACCAGCAAGATGAGTTAAATGCCGAAATAAGAAAATCTTTTCTAGAATATGATGAGGAGATGACACAACGTTTTGATTCATCTGTCTCACCTATTGATATTTTTACTGCGGGATATCTAGCTGCAATGTTTTACTGCGGAGTACCCCTCAGTAATGACGAATTTAAATAAAATGAGATCAGAATTATGAAACGAATGATTGTAGATACAGCAAACTTGCTGTTTAGAGTTGCATCAGCCCACGGTAAATATAATACTGGTGGAACGCCAGAAGAAAAAGCTGGACTAGCGATGCATATGAGTTTAACCAGTTTAAATAAACACTACAAGAAATATAAACCTGATCAAATCGCCATCACTTTTGAAGGTGCTAAAAATTGGCGCAAGGGATATACTAAATCTCAAGAGTGCGTATCTAAACAGGGCTATAAAGCTAATCGAGTTAAGGATGCTTCGATGGATGCATTCTTTGAATTGATCAATTCATTTGAAGACTTAGCTCGCAATCATACTTCACTTGTATGTTTATCAAATCCAATTCTTGAAGGTGATGATGTCTTTGCTGGGTATGTAGATTATTTCTGCGAACAGGGCGATGATGTTATTGGTATTTCTGGAGATAAGGATTTTGTTCAGCTACTGAATCATAAAAACTTTACTCTAATTAATCCCGATACAAGCAAGCCTCGTACTCTGCTTGATGTATGTGAAGTGGATGATGCTAATTATTTCATGTTTGAAAAAGCATTTCGAGGAGATACTGGTGATAATGTTATGTCAGCATATCCTAAAGTTCGTAAGACTAGATTGCAAAAATGTTTAGTTGACGAGTATGAAATGATTAAAATTATGAATGAGACTTGGTCTATTACAGATCCAGAAACACAGGTGGTTAGAACATTTAGAGTTGGCGATCTTTACGAAGAAAATCACACACTTATGAATCTCCGTAAACAACCAGACTATGTTCGACAAGCTATCAAAGATACGCTAGAACATGCATTAATTAACCATGGTAAATTTTCTCACTTTCAATTCAGTAAATTTTGCGGAAAATACGGACTGAAACAGATTGGAGATAACTCTGCACAATTTGCGGATATGTTTGGAGTAACAGGAAATAGATCTCCACTAAAAGAAGAAACAACAGCAGCCCGTAAATCTGCAATCTTGGAGTTCTAAACTATGAAACCTAATCTAGTTATTTTTAAACACCCAGAAGTAAATGAAAATAATGAACCA